ATTGAGTAAAGACCCGAACGAATTCATTGGCGCCTTCTCTAATCACATCATCGTAATCTCTAGTAAATACTTCTTCTTTGGTATACTTATTTACAAGTTTGACCAAATTGTTTTTCGCTTTGTGCATGATGATTCACCATATTAGTAATCAGACTTCTTTTTACCTATGTTATATTTAGCGATCAGTTCCCACTCATCTTTCTCTTTGAAAGCAATGATCTTGATCTGATGTATTGGTGCCATATTATGTTCTATAATATCATAGTCAACAATCTTTAGCAACCCCCACTCTTCTAATAAATTGGCAATAGCGTTGCGTCTTTGTATATCATTTTCAGTAATCGTAGACAACTTACCATCTAATGCAAACAGTTCTTTGAAATGTGTAATGTAATACTTACCTTGCTTATGCAATATGTGGCAAGATTGATACAATACCTTTTCTTTTCGTGAGGACACACCAATTCTCGTTAGTGTCTCACGAACTTTCAGGAAGTCATCCTGTTCTACTAAGGTGACCTCAACAAATTTAGATATATCAACCATGTCATTTTCCTAACCCACCTGTTAAGGTTTCTTTTTTTAGTTGTTGGATTTGCTCTTTGGTTAGTAGACGCAGGGCATCACGTGCCTTGCTGTCGGAGAGTCCGTAGACCATTTTGACACATGCTATATCATCATCTTTTTCCGACTTTGCCCACTTCGCAAATGGTCTTTTCATAGACCTTACAGTATTTAGTAAAAAGTCATTCTGCATCTTTTTGTCTAAATGGTGACGTTGGTTCATCTCGTTTGCAAATAGAACACAATCCTTCTGGTAGGAAAGAGACCGGTTGACCAAGAAAGGTACATAATCTTTCTCGGTTATTTCATCTACAATTAGTTGTTTCTTACCTTGAAGAATCTGGTTGACGTAATCAAATGGATTACTCATACAAATTATCCTTTACATCTTGTATAATCTGTTTTTTCATCTGTTCATATCTATCAAACAAAAGAATGTCGGTTGTTTTCACAGAGTATACTTCCTTTATAAATTGTATGTCATCTACATCAACTACTGTACCTATACCGTCAGAATATAATTGAAAGTATGGTACAATTTTTTCATAAGAAACAATACCACATCTTAGAGGTTCAACCATCAACAAATAGTCAAATGTTTTTTTTATTTTGGAAATATCTATTACTTTTAAACTACGAAAATTTTTCAACTTCATCGTTGTAGTAAATCTTTTACCTGTTTCTGGAAATATATTTGAATTAGAAGATTTCATTTCTACTTTGACATCTAACTCTGGTATATAAAAATCGCAACCAACTTCATTAACATACTTCAATTTATTATTCGAAGCCTGTTCGATTGCTTCACCAACAATATCCGCTTTAATAAATGTTTCAGCTCCAGTATTATATTTTCTTTTTAATGAAATCATAACTGAAAATACCAAATTCCAATTAACATTGTCTATTAAATATTGAGTTACAAAATCATGATCGTATTCAAATAAGGTTGGAACTCTTTCCGAACTACATTGCAAAAGATTTATCATACAAATTCACCATTTGCCATAATTTCGGTCAAACAAGCAACCAAATTGATTTCTTGGTCAGCAACGAATGCCTGTTTATATTGATAGTCTGCAAGAACTATAACGACACCAGGAATACTGGCAGGTTTTAGTATATCGTATAGACTATCATATAATTTACGATAGAAAGTTGCAGGATCAATTTCAGTTGTTGCAACCCATTTACGAACAGCAGTAAAGTCTTTGTCTTTCATAAACTTTACAATCTGTGTAATGGATATATCACCAATCTGTGCAAGAATACCTACATCAATCTTACCAAGTTGAGAGTATCGTTGTAGTTCATTAATGACACGACGAAAATCTGGAAAATATTTCTTAACAAGTTCAGCAATTACTTTCGCATCATATTCAACTTTTTCAGATTCAAGTATGGATTGAATACGCTTAAAGAATGATCCTGCCATCTTTTGTTTCTCACCATTCTTCATACCAAAATCAATCACTGCACATCGTGAATGTAGTGGATCAATGATACGGTTTTTGAAGTTACAAGTGAATATGAATGAACAGTTGCCTGCAAACTCTTCAATCGCATTACGAAGTGCTGGTTGTGTTGAGTTTGGATTTAGATAGTCTGCTTCATCAATGATGATGACCTTACGGCCACCAGCCAATGACATTGATGATGCATAGTTTTTTATCTTGTTACGGAATACATCAATACCTGATTCATCAGAACCATTGATCACCATGTAATCGCAACCGATTTCGTTGCACATCGCCTTGGCTATCGTGGTCTTGCCTACACCCGCTCCACCAGTCAGTAGAAGATTTGGTATCTGCTTTTGATTGACGTACTCCTGAAATGGTACTTTCAATCGTTCTGGCAGAATACAATCTTCCACTGTCTGAGGTCTGTAACGTTCTGTCCATAGAAGATGTTCCATGAAAACCTTTCACATAAATCATAATATAAAATAACAATCAGTCTTTTTGGTTCAATGTTGCAACTACTTCAAGGTATGGTTCTTTCACGTGCCAATCAGTACCATTGACACCAAAAATAACTGTACGCATTTGTAGTTTAGCATCTGCATCGGGTTGAATCAATTCAAATACTGATGCCACAATATCCGAATTGATAGCAATGGATTCACCATCAAAAGATGGTGATGCATTTGTAAACATTTTCATTGCCATGATTAAGCCTTTGTGAAAGTTGAACCAGTTTCATTTGCAATCCAATACTGAACATCGGATGTTGCATGTTTAAAATGAGAAACATTCTTGGAAGATATTTTAACCATATAACCACCAGAAATTAATTTCAGATTTTCTGTTTTAAATATCATACGATATTTGTTTCCATTACCTTTACTGATCTCTAATGATTCTGTGTGTGCAGCATCATTTGTAGAATCAAATGTTGTAATGAATATCTTTTCTCCGTCAGACTCAACAGCAATTTGAGGTGATGATAATACATTTGCAGTTCTCATGATCCAATCAAAATCTTCTGCTGAAAGTTCAAAAGAAATTTCTGGGTCAGGCATTGCCAATGGTTTTTCTGGTGGTGTAACAATCATATTCGCAGCACAGAAGCGATACTTGATTTTACTACGACCTTTTAGACCAGAGATAAGAACACTGTTATCTTCAAAGTCAATTGTTGGTTCTTCTTTGTGAAGAGTTAGAATAGAAAGAAAGTTGTTCAAGTCATAGACGCCAAACTCTGTTGGAATTTCTTCAGAGATTGTTGCTTCTGCCATAACATTTTTGTGAGGTGAGACTGTACGAATAGTCTTACCTTTTTTGAAAAGCATACCTTGGTTGATTGAAGCGAAGTTCTTCAATACACCCAATGTGTTGTTTGATAATTTCATCAGTTACTCCATAATTAAGTTTGTTTTTCACTTGCAGAATATAGTATATCATGTTCATACAAAAACATCAAGCAGCAAATTGCATGTGCTAGATGATGTTTACCAGATTCAGGATCAATTGCTTCACCTTCTTGGTATGCCCACATGTGTCGTTGTGTTGCATCAAAGTATCGGTTAAGTGAATCTGGAACATGTTTCCAATTGTTTGGTTCATATTTCTCAGCACCGAATGTCAGAACATCTGCGGTCGCTTTAAGTGCTAATGGTGGTAAAAGACCATAACGAATTTTACCACCATCAAATTTACGACCACCAGTTGTTGCTGTTTGGGATGCCTTGATAGCATCCTTATCCATTACAACTTACCAGTATACTGAGCAACCGCTGGCATGTTACCAGTGAATGCATAGGTACCAATGTGTTGTGTTTTCATCCAAGGACACAAGAAGATTTGGCCACCCATCTTACGCCACATTTGACAGAACATATAATCTTCTGATAGATAACGTTCTGAACCACCACCAACAATAGACTCTTTGGTGTCAATTACAGTATCAAAGTAAGCATGAATATAACGTGAGCCATCAAAGTGTGCTTGGCCAACATGATCTGGTTTGTAACGAATGGTAGGATATTCTATTGCCATCTTATCAAAAACTTCACGCTTGATCATCATATGACCTGTACCAATTTCCATAACTTCTAATGGTTCTGAAACTTGGAACTGTTGCGTACCTTTAACAACGTTAAACACATATTCACCAACTAGATTCTCAAGTTCTTTGGGATTCAAGTCTGGATTCTTACGTGCAGTTTCTGCAATGTTACCCCAGTTGATAGATTTCTTAGGGTAAGGACCACCAACAACATCTTTATCAAGTGCCATCAGTGCTACGATATCGTTCGGATCAAAGTGAATGTCTGAATCGATAAACAACATGTGTGTGAAGTCTGTACGAAGGAACTCATCTACCAAATAATTTCTGGCACGTGTGATAAGTGATTCGTTAAAAAGGAAGGAGAATTTTACTTCAATGCCGTAACGCATCATTACGGTTTGTAGATCAAGACAAGATTTCACATACAGTCCATGTGACATACCACCATACATCGGTGTTGCCACGAACAGTTTGTTCTTTCTCAATTCTTCAATATTTACTTGTATTTGCATAATTTATCCATAAAAAAAGAGTAGAGACACAAAGTATATATGTCTCCACTCTACTAAGTTTCAACCTACTTTAGGCAAATGCTCGTTCGCCTTGAGCACGAAGTGCTGCGATACCTGCAGCAACTACACGCTTAGTTGGTGCACCTAAACGATAGAAAGAAATTTTATCACCGTTGCTGTTGATGCGACTATTCAAGTAGATAGCGTGACCATCATTACGCAACTCATTAATAGTTGCAGATGGATTTGCAATGCCATAAAGCGATTGCATTTTGTTCGGGGTTAGTGTGTTGTAACCATCTTCTTTAGAAAGGTATGCAAGCACTTTTTGTTTAGCTGACTTCATTCAAAAACTCCATAAAATATGACTGCATTTTAAAAACATTACAGAGGCAGTCTTTCTCCGCAATTTCATAATAAGATATAAGTATAACACTCCCTTGCAGAAGTGTCAAGTGTTTATGCGGCAATTAATTTCTTTGCAGGTCTATTGCCCTTAGACTCGTTGTATTTGCGGCAAACCAATTCTAAATTATCTAAGTTAGTTTTACCACCTTTTGAATAAGGTATCACGTGATCAGCTGCCCACAAATTGTGGTTATTGATTTCATCTTCCGAAATACTTTTACCTGTACGTGGGCAAATACCACCTTGGTTTACCCACGCTTGATATCTCTGCACTGGTGTAAACAATCTCTCAGGATCAACATCAGTAACGATACCTTTTGGAATCTTTGCAAAATCTTCTAAGATGATTTCAAAACGAGCAGGTAAAAAGATTGATGAAGCCGCAGAACCTGTTGCATTATAGTTTAGTTCAGTACCATTTTGCAAGGTAACAATTTTGCGGTCAACATTAGCAACACGTTTGTTTTCTGTTGCCATAAACCATTTGAAGAATGCTTTCTCATCTAAGATTTTAATTTTCTCTTTGTTGATATGACATATTAACATAAAAAAGTTGGTCAAAGTTGAGGTATCTTTGAATCCTTTGTCAGCATACTTTTCAATCAACGTAAGTGCATCAGAAATATTTTTCTGTCCACCTTTTTTTAGAATATGTGTCCAAACGGTGGAGTTATCTTCATATGCCTCGAATTTGTCTTTTTTGGAAATGCCATGAGCAGGACCATAAGTAGAGCATACTGATAAGTTGACCATTTGTTCATCACGTTTCAAACGAAAATTACCATTACGAAAAATATATTTGAATGCGTTTGCATGTTTCTCAGACATTTGACGGACATATTCAGCAAAAGGAACAAGAATTGCATTACGAATTTCTTGATCGTTTAGTGTGTAACCATCATTAATATTAATAAACAAACGAGATAAATCTTCTCTTGTAGCAATAACATATTCACAAATTGTAACAGTTACATTATTACGAATGTGATCTTTTAATGCCTTAGGATGTGTTTTGAATGTGTTATTGTTGTTATTAATTACAACAGGTAAATCTGGTAAATCATATTGTCCATTTTGAATGACAACTTCTCCATTCAGGTATTTGAAAATTGTTTGTGTACGATTGTTACCATCAATAGCAATTTTGTCATATCCCATTTGAGAGAAATTGCTAAAATATTCATGGTCAAGGGTATCTTCAAGAGCTTGTTTTAAGCATTCATCAATATTAGCAACAATGATTTTAGATGGTGCTTGACCAGTAATCAATGAAGTAATATAACGTGATTCTTGGTTTTTGTCCCAACAAGCACTACGATTGAAAGATTTGTCTAGGACAGTTTTGTTGCGGAAGGCCGCAATTTTGTCACTTATCAAGGGATATTGGCGATCAATACCAAGAGTTACTTTGTTGACTTTCATAATATTTTCCTTATATAACAAGGGTTTTAAAAATTGTTCTCATATCATAAGAACAGATTACATTATGACAGAGGTCTAAGCCTCTGTCAAGTTTAAAATGGAACTTCTACTGATGGGTCTGTTACTTCTGGTGCTGATACAGGTGCTGTTGGATCCACACCAGAATCAATCTTGGTATACAGATCAAGGAAAGTAACCTTGGTATCAGTATCAAAACGATTCAAGCAGAACTGAATTGCTTTCAGTTTGTCACCAAAAATACCGTAGGTCTTTACGATATGTACCAGACGGCGGGTTGAAATAACCTCATCACAACCACCTTCATCAAAGGTGCTACGAATTACGGTTGCCCATGTTACCAGTTTGTCGGCAAAATCTTTATCTTCTTTACCAACAGATTCTAATTCTTTGGCAACAATCTTTTTCTCAACTGATACTGGTGCCCATTCCTGTTCAAACGTATTTGGGAAACGCTCAAGGAACGCTTCATTCAAAACGTTGGTGAACATGTAGCGACCATCTTCTGAACCTTTACCTTTGGTGTTAGCAGTAGCGAATACAGTAAAACCGGCAGCAGGAGAAATTAACTCATTCTTTTTCTTTAGTAAGAATGGTTTGCCTTCAAATACACGCTGCAAACAGGACAGGTTGTTAGAACCGTAATCAATTTCGTCAATACACAATACGGCACCTTGACGGGCAGCAAGTGTAACGGGACCATCACGCCATTCCATCTGACCGTTAATCAGAACATAGTTACCAAGTAGGTCGCCTTCATCGGTATCAGGTGTCATTGATACGCAAACGAATTTACGTTTTGCCTTGGCACAAGCCTGCTCAATACTCATAGTCTTACCGTTGCCGGAGGGACCAGTAATGAATACGGGAAAGAACTGTTTTGATTGTATAATTGACAACACATCCTCAAAGTTACCAAAAGGAACATAGTTGTCATATTTGAAAGGTACCAAGTCCTTAGTCTCAAGGTCTGTTATCACATTTGCAATACGATTACCAGAAGGCGCTTGGGGTGCTGCCATTGGTATTACTTGAGCAACCATATTGATTGCTGCTGGAACAGGCGTTGGAGACTGCACCGGTACACGGTATAGACCACGTTTAACCTTGTTTTGTTCATCATTGGTGAACCAGTAGGGTATTGCAAGACCCGCATCACTTGCAATTGTTTTAATATCTGTTAAACTGACAACATCTTTGCCAGTTGCAATTAATGCATCAAGAAATGCTTGACGCTTATCAGAACGACTTGTCATAATATAAACTCCATCTCACAATAGGAACTACCATTATAAAGAATAACCACCACTTTGTCAAGTGGTGGTTTGTTATCAAACTGCTATCTGTGTTATAAATCTTGAAACTAATACTCGGTTGATTTGTCGTGCTTTGTTGAATTTCATAAATGCCTTGGTAAGATTTGTTGTTGTTGCCTTACCTGATACCTCAAACGATTCATCATCAATTGACAGATCATTACCAGCAGGTAGAATATAGAAAGAATCATAACCTACATTTTTTGATTCAAGGTACTTTTCTTTTTTCAATTTCTTTACGTGTTTTGTAATCACTTCAATTGTTTGATGATACACACCACGAACCGCATCCAACTCATCATTAAACAAACGGCGTTTCAATGCTGCCTTAGCATTAGAGATTGGTGTCAAATAGAAACCAACAATCTTGGTACCGGTTGTTTTCTGAAGCCATTCACATATACCTTCACGAACATCATCATCACTTACTTTCAAATTCACTTGCACTTTATTTTTCTTATCTACCAGAAAAACGTTTTGACTGGTAGTTGAAAAATAAGTTTTTTTGTCACCATTAGAAGCATGAGCCCAGATTATAGAATCGGCATCACCATCATGGACAATTGTAGTATTCACAATGTCAAGGTTATTAATACGGCGAAACTCTTTGATAATTGGTTGCATAGCAATCAATGCTTCTGACAATGGTGTGTTTGATAATGCATCACACTGTGGACGAAGGAACTTACCTGGTGCACCGTAGCGGTGTGCCCATCCGTCCATCAAACAAAGAATGTTCTTTACTGATTTTGAAAATTCTGCGTTGCTCATTTTAGAATTAATCATTTCACGAAGATAAACTTCTGAACAATGAATTTCACCCTCATTTTCAGTAAAGCAACCTGAACTGTCACCTTTTACATAGTTACCTTTTTCATCAAAGTCACTATTTCGTTCATTTGGATAATCCATATCACGTAGACCACGGTGATTGCCAAAACCGTATGCTGTAAAAGGAATATTTACTTTACGGCAGAACATTGCAAGGATAAGAATCTGTTCGTATGATGCCGCAAGGTTACCTGCCATTGAACCAGACTTATCCAACAACAACATCATGCCATGCGATTTGCCTTTAGGAACACGCATAATCTTTTTGAAAATACTATCGTCAATCTGGTACTTGTAAATTTTATTTACGTCAATGTCACCAGTCTCTGACACTTTTGCTTTTGCAAACTTAGATGCCGCCTTACGCATTTCAAATTCTTTTGCTAATAAAGAAATATAACGTTCATTCTTTTTACGGAACTCGGTGTACAATTCATTTGCCATATTACTATACGATACGGTGCTATATTGGCCAACAAATGCTTCGGTCAACAATTCTTGAACACGTTTGGCAGGTGTAACGATACGATCTAGATTAGGTGTAGGAATATTTACATACACATACTCACGTGCCTTAGCTGCAATTAATGATGATTCATTTTTACGGAAGTTATCATCAGTTTCGCATGTTGGTTCAAAGTGCTCATCAGTGCCAGTGGATTCTTTATTACGGTTGATGATATCGGACATTTCATCATTTTCATCATCATATTCACCGTCATTATCATTTTGTTCTTGGCCTTCACCTTCAGCCTCTTCACCATCTTCATCAAGGTCGCCTTTGGACTTACCTTCATCATCACCTTCACCGTCAGTTTCGGTATCACCATCACCGTCACCTGTTTCAAAATCATCACCTTGATCAGACTTTTCAAAACTATAATCGTATTCTTCAGATAATAAAATTTCTTTCTGTTCTTTTTTAGAATAGTTCCAAATCTCACCGGTAACACGAAGAACATCATCCCATGTTTCACATTCTTTAACTTTTTCAATCATCACCAATTCATCTTTGGTGAATTGAATTTCATGAGTGTAACCAGACTTGGTGAAAATATTCAATCGGTCAATAAATGACATTGTATTAATGTCACGGTCTTGAATACCAAAAAAGTTGCGCTTCATCAGTTCATTATAACCTTTGATGAATGATGAACGTAGACCTGGATACCGGCGTTTCTGACGCTTCTCAATTCGTGCATCCTCAACCACGTTTAAGAACCCTTTATAGTTCTTACCCATAGAATGTACTGCATCATGCCAGCCATCAGAAGGAGTATCTAAGGCGTGACCAACTTCATGACCCATCAATAGGTCATACAGGTCGCCTGACATATCTTCCCAGATAGGACAGTATAGTACACGATTTTTAGGATCAAATGCTGCGGTAGGAATTTTTTGATGTTGTATTGTTAGATTCTCGGTCGCCAGTAGTTTGGCCAGACCAGACTTTTGATTTTGAATGTTACTCATTTGACAATCCCGTTATCAGTGAACAACCAGTATATCAGAGGTTTGGATATCTGTCAACCCGATATCCTCTAATGCCTCGGCAATTATATCTATACCGAATCGTTCTATTGCATTTTTGATATCGGAAACTGCGGCGTAGTATTCTAACTCTTGCAATTCTGCAAACTGTTGCAAACTTGACATCTTCTTCTCCTAATCAATCAATATACGGATTATCGCATAAAAATAGGAGATTGTCAAGTATTGTCAGATTATTAACGTCCGATCTGGGATAGGTACTTATCCTTCGTTTCTTGCCAATTCATATAAATCAAATCATCAAGGAACAAAATGTCTTTGGATACTTTATCTTTTTTCTTTAAAAAACCGATACGACCACGTGCATGTTTCTCTTTCCAAATCTTTACAAGATTTTCATAACTTGAATCAAATTTTTTGACCAACCTATCTTCTTTAATTTCTCCACGTAAAAATTCATTTGTGTTTGTGTACAGTTCACTAAAGTAAATACCTCTAGCATGATCTGAACGAATCAATTCTTTTGGAATTTTCATCTGTGCATAAACAAATTGTAATGAACGATTTTTGTGGTCACGTTTGTATGGTTGACCAGTTGATTTCGTTGCAATATACCATTCAAAGTATTTACGTGTGTGTTTGGTTTTTAACCAATCACGAATTAAATAAATTGTTTCCCTCTCAGGTTCATATGATACAGAACCTGCGGTGAATCCCATTTTATTCCAATAATCTAACCCATCATATTGAGATAATCCACCCACCTTAGTGTTTCCATATAATGATGTAGTTGTAACGCCAACCATAATGTCGCCGTATTGTTCTTTCCATAAACGTTGAACTTCATCTGAAAGACACAATAAAGATAGAAGTTTACCACCAACATAATTGTAACCTAGTGGTTGTGTTGGTACAATTGATGAACCTATACCTGTGTGGTTAATCATACCACCTTGCGTTTTTAGTGTTCTATCCCAACCAATATATTTATCACGTGGCGTCAAGTCAAGAAAGTCGGATGAAATTGTAATTACACCAAGATATTTATTTGTCTTATTGTCTTTTACTATGAAGTGAAGATTTCGTCCAATGTTACTGTTATTACGTCCATTTGTAATAAAACTTTTTAAGGCATTACAACGAATAGATAACTCTTTGTTTCGTTCAATATTATATGATACTACTGAACCATCGATACCTTTTTTGGAACCTTTACTTGAATCGTCCGTATATTCAAGCACTGGTTCCAAGTCCATGTAATCATCTACAGATTCAGGAATCCAAATATTACTTTTAGCTTCAGCAATATATTTTGCCTGTACAGGGTCGGCCAGGAAAGTTTCTTCTCCATCGAACAATGTATTTATAGTTTTGCTTGGAAATTTAGTATGAATTTCATGCCATTTTTGGTATAATGTATATTCTTTAACATCCATTGCAGAAACATATGTTAATTCTTTAATCATACGTTCACGCAAGGCATTTTCATCAACAACAGGCAATGAATCGGAAGGATTTTCTTCTAAAAATTTTGTCCATTGTACTTCTACATCATCTATTTTGGCCATTTTTTGCTTTTCTCACAATTGTTTTTACGGTTTTCTTTTGTTTTTTTCTTGCCATCTGTAACGCAATTGGTTTGACATAAGTAACAAACTTGATACCGTTTAAGTGATCTAGTTCGTGTAGGAAACATTGAGCACTTACACCTTCAAGTCTACTTTCTTTAGTATTACCAAACTCATCTGTATATTCTACATCAATCCAGTCTGGTCTGTCAATACTTAAAAATAAACCCGGATAAGAAAGACAACCTTCCTTGTTCTTAACGGCAGTTTCGGATTTCTTTATTACTTTTGGGTTTATACAAACCATTTGAAATTCGTCCGTACCAATAACAAACATTCTTTCTGATACCCCACATTGATTGGCAGATAGTCCAATACCACCATATAATTTCATGGTCATCTTCATTCTCTTTGCCAACATTACCATACTTGGACTGGGAAATCCACCTTTATATTCTGGCATTACAGTAAGTAACATTGGATAATCTTCACCAAACAGTGGTAATGGATCGATCTTTTCGGTTGTTTGTATGCCTGCTGCGGTATCAATCGTTAATATCTCACTCATAATTACACCATCCTTTTGCAGATGTTTCTGCTTCTAATTTATTATCAAAATATTTTTCATCTTGAAACTCAGTAAATATATCATACATCCATACTCTATATCCACCAAGTGTTCTTGGATAAATTTTAGCAATTCTATTTCCACTTTGATATTCACTCATTTTACTATCCTTGAAAAATTCTTTACCTTATCAAACCGAATTGTATTTGCAAATTTGTCTTGAAGTATATCACCCTTGTGACTAATAACAAATAGGTTTACATCTTCAAGACCATGTAGTATCTTCATCAATTCTTCTGTACCTGTAGTATCTAAAGACGAATCAAACACTTCATCAAGTATTAACAGATTGGTACTGGATGAGTTCTTTAGCTTGGCAACTGCACGCCATGTCAACATCAATGCCATATCAATACGTTGTTTCTCACCTTCAGAGAAGTTATGGTAACTAAAGTCATCACGGTGTCTAGACTTAATTGTTTCTTTAAACGACTCATCAAGGTTGAAGTTGACAAAGAAGTCTAATGATGCAAGATACTTATTGACTAACTTGTTTATGATTGGTAAGTATTGCTTGATGATCTTAGTCTTGATACCTGAATCTCGAAGCAAAGATGCCGCAGTATCATAATAAGATTTCTCTTCAATCAAATTTCTTAGATCATTTTCTGTTGTTGTTATCTGTTCTTTTAATATCACCAATTCATTTGTATCAGCATCTTCTTGAATGGTGTTTAAGTCTGCAATTTGCTTTTCAAGTTTTGCAATTACTGATTCTAGTCCTGTTTTGCCAGTTTGTTTTGTTGCAAGTTCAATTCTTACAGTGTGTAATTTTTGTTCTTCTGAGCGTAGAGTTGCCAACAAAGTTTCATGTTCTGATATCTTTGTTTGAAGTTCTGTTAGACCTGTGGTAAGTTCCTGTTCTTTTGATAATAGTTCGCCCAAGTGCCCTTGCTTAAACTCCATGGTAATGGCCTGCCTACACGTTGGGCAATCAGCATTGTGTTCATAGAAGCTTCTATCTGTTCCCACTTCGGATATCTTGCTTTCAATTTTAGATTCAATTTTTTTAAGCGCAGTAATCTTTTTTTCATTTTCAGGAATTTTCTTGCAGACTTCGGTATATACTTCTTTCTGTCGCTCCAGATCGTCAATGTCTCTATGTAAGGTGCGTATGGTTTCTCTGCAACTTTGTATCTCACTCTCATATTCTTTTACCTTTGCGTCTTTATCTTCATTAAGTTTATCTTGATACTCTTTCTTCAACTGATACCGTTGTTTGATTAATTCTATTTCACTTTTCTTGAGTGTAGTGTTCTCTTTGTTGATGCTCATTCTTTCTTTTACCAAACTATTCATAGTAGAAAAAATTTGAATGTCTAACAAGTCCTCAATAATAGAACGACGATCTGATGCCGATAACTGCATGAATGGCACAAATGATGCCGAACCAAGAATAACAATCTGAGTGAATGATTTATAGTTTAGTTTGATAATAAATCGTTCTAAGTATTCTTGATAGTCTCTTGATGCAGCATCTTGATTGACTAGAATACCATCTTGGTATATTTCAAAGATATTTGGTTTGATACCACGAACTATCTTATACTGTTTATTACCTACACTAAACTCAACCTCAACTACACAATCTTTACCATTGATTGAGTTCAGTAGATTAGGTTTGTTTACATTACGAAATGGTTTGCCAAATAGAGCAAAGCATAACGCATCCAACATGGTTGATTTACCAGAACCATTTTTACCAATAATCAAACTATTAGTATTGGCATTCAGTTGTATTTCGGAAAAGTAGTTACCAGTTGAAAGAAGATTCTTCCAACGCAAAGTTTTAAATAGTATCATTCAGTTTCGGTATTAAGTGCTTCAACATAAAGTTCACGCATAAGACCTTTAAGTTTATCACTTTCTACATTCAATGTCAAGTTATCAATGTATTTGGAAAGAATTGTCATCGTATCTTCCGCTTGGTTAATCAAGTCTTGGTCAGAATCAATAGTCAAATCAGTAAAATCTTCAACGATGGAAATGTCAGCAGCACCTACTTTGTATAGATTATCAATTACCATATCAAATATAAATGGATTATTTTTGTTTACTACCACAACTTTGACATATGCACCTTCATACACAGAGTAGTCAAATGTTCGGTATTGTTGTGCCATGTTTTCTAATGAATCATCATAATTTATTTTGAAGAACATGCGATATGGATTCTTGATAAATTCCATTTCACGTGTGTCAGTATCAAAGATATGAAATCCTCTTGGATCATTATAATCAATCCAAGTCATTTCATTTGGTGTACCAACGTAGAAGATGTGACCATCATTTGACTTGTGATGAAAATGTCCACTTAAAACGATATCGTATTTTGATAGTTTATCTTTTTTAAGTCCACCTTCATGCACATTTACTGCATCCATTTTAAATCCATCAATTTCAAAATGACCAAAACAGATTTCTGATTTACTTTGTTTTATCTTGTCAAGGATTTCAACTTCATTATCATCACATATCCAAGGTATGATATCAACATCAATCCCGTCAAAGTTAAATGTAGTAAAAGAATCACATACAGTAACGTTATCATACTCGTTTAGAAGTAATTGTGATGAGTTAACCTGTAAGGTGTTTTTGAATGCGACATCATGGTTTCCCAACAGTGTAATGAACTGTATACCATATTCTTGTAATTTCTCGAAGAAATATTTACGGCACAGATACAGTGAGTTGAAGTTAATAAACTTCCTACGGTCGAAAAGATCACCAAGTTGTACAACGGTAGTAACATTGTGATCATTTAGATAAGGGAAAAATACGTTCGTATAGAACTTCTCCACGTATTTATGGAAATCTAAAGAGTCACCTCTCATTCCGAAATGAGTATCGCCAAGTATGCATATTTTCATATTAAATTAAATCAACAAATGTTGCTGGGTTTTCTTCTATTAATTTTTTTCTTTGTAAATCTTGAATAATACCTTTTTCTATTTTATCAATTGCAGAATAAACAGTTCCAACACCAATTCGTAATTTTCTTGCAATGGCTTTGATACCCATACCGTCATCTCTCATAGTTTCAATTCTCTCATAAATATCAAAATTAAGTTTAGTAGGTCGTCCTATCGTAACACCATTCTCCTTTGCTCGTAATTGGCCTTCTTTAATTAAAGTTCCTAATTTTGCTTTTTGAAACTTGACAATACCATGAAGTATATTATGGTGAAAAGAGCAGACGGTTAATTCACCATCATCAGAAATTATTCCTTGATCGAATAGAAAAGCAAAAACTTCCATCGAGTCACATTCTTTTAATGGCTTATTACCATCATACCTCTTTATTTTTTTCCTACTAATACCTGTAAGTATTACAGGTTCAATATGATGCTGTTGAAGGTCTGTAGTAATTCCACAAACTGCACAAAATTCTAATTTCATAATAATATTAATCTCAAAAATTACTATTCTACATCATCTTGTAAGAAAGATTCAAGCCCTTCCGACTTCTTTGCCTTTTTCTTTTTCTTATTCTCTTCAAAATTAAAGATGAATTCGGAAATATTGTCATACAGTTCAAACTGTTTCATGTTACCATTTTCATCTTCAAACATCTCACCTTCATCAAGTAACCCAAACTGTTGAGTAGCTTTATACTTTACATATAATTGTTTCTTTTCTTTCATAATTCTACGAAGGAAAGCGTAGTAAATTATCTGAGTAAAGTATGCAAATGGGTTCTTTGATTTGTCTGGATCAAAATTACGAAAATACATGATGCAATTCTCTACACCATCAGAAATCATCTCATCACGATAAGTATATGAGATAAAGTTTGGTTTGCGGGATAGATGTTCAGCAATTTTTAGAAAACATTCACCAATATAATTTGGTACTTTTGGTTCAGGTTTATCATTCTTCTCTGCTTCTACACAATCACTTTTATATTTAATTAACGCAGCAAGAAAATCGGCATTATTAACGTAGTGGTTATTGGTTGCCATTTTATTCTTTAGCCTCAACTTTTGGAAAATATGTAATGTACCTATCTCGACTATCAACTCTACGGTCTTTAATTCTTTTTACAATCTCATTGAAGAAATTCCAAGCCAATGGAACAAAACAAATTGGTTCTTGTATTTCATCAAGTTTAGAAATAGGAGTAATTGGAATATTTAAACCAGGCGTATATTGATTTTGTTTCAGTGGATTATCGTCAATAATAAAATCCAATTCTACTTTCACATAGTTCAATAAAGTCATACCTTTAGCGGCAGCACCATAGCCAACTAGTTTATAACCTTTTGATTTAAATTCATCACATACAGTTATAAATTCGTCTTTAATTTTTGTTACACCATCAGCCCACTTATCATATGTTGCCGAACTCTGTAGTTTTGATTCCATTGCAACTAGATTAACAATGTTTTCTGGACGTTTGCGATATGGACTCAACACGAATACATAACTGGTACCATGAATAGGTGTTTTGATAACATCCACTAAGTTCCAACCAGAACGTTCAGCCAATCTTTTCATTGATTGAATATTATAAAAACTAATGTGTTCATGATATATGGTATCAAACTCACCGTTCAATACCATATCCGCTTGACTGGTTTGAATAAAGAATAATCCTCCTTCTTTCATTAGAGGATGAAGGAGTTGTAAATATTTATGTGGATCGGGAATATGTGCAAATGCGTTTTGTGAGACTACAATATCAAATTTAGTGTCTTTCAATTCTGTAACACTTTTCTCATCCCAAAATCCACAAACAACATTATGGCCTTTTTTAGAACTTGTTTCAAATAGATTCTCGGCAGGATCAACACCAAATGTATTCAACCCCAAGTTTGCAAATGCATCCAACTGTGTTCCATCATTACAGCCAATATCAAGAACATCTCCTTGCCAACAATTTGTATATTCTCTGGTCCAATCAGCAAACCATGACATATATTCTACATAAGTTTTAGTTGTACCACTCACGTAAGCATAATTCTTATAGATGAGTTCTGGATTAACTATATGAGTTAATTGTAAATGGTCGCAATCCTCACATCGATTAATTGCCAAAGGATATTCATCCTGCACTTCATTAGTCGGCTTAAAAGAATTTGCTAATGGTTGTTCACCCAAGTTAAGAGTGAATTTTAAATTACTCGAACCACAGGCTATACACTGATTGACAGGTTTCATTTGGTCATTCATATTATTCTCCACTCAGTTCAATCCATTCTGGATTAGCGATTGACCACTCAACAACTTCTTTAATACGGTCATCGAATGAATATTTCGGTTCCCATCCCAACTGACGCATGAAGTCTCCAGATAAAGCATAACGAAGGTCGTGTCCAGGACGTGATGTATGGAAGTCTACCATTTCATATTTCAATTCTTTATTCTGCGCCGTCGCAATTGCTGTAACAAGTCTAAGATTATCAGTTTCTTCTTTACCAACAACATTGAACTTGGGACACTTAGCACCACCATAGTCTGGTGTATAAATTATTTTTTTCTGATCTTCATTTAGATGTAATAAGAAATACATTGCTTCTGCAACGTCTTTAGCATGAATGTAAAACCGTGAACCAGGAACAGTCTTTGATGGGTCTGAATGAATGTAAATAGTTTGACCATCACGAACTTTACGAATGCTCATTGGAATAAACTTTTCTGGGTGTTGACGCTCACCAAATACGTTCATTGTATGTGTAATGAAAATAGGAAGTTTATAAGTATTTTCATATGCTACACAGAATTCTTCAGCCGCTGCTTTAGATGCAGAGTATGGGTTTGTTGAATTATAACGATCACGTTCTGAATACGCCACATCATTTGGAGCAATACCAAAAATCTCATCTGTTGAGAAATAAATTAGACGTTCAAGATTTTTTAATTTACGGGCAAAGTTAAGAACGTTCACTGTACCCACAGTGTTATCCATTAAGAATTCCATAGGATATGTAATAGAACGATCAACATGTGAAGATGCGGCAAGATGTAAAATAATATCTACATCACCAATAAGATTTTGTGTTAAGTCTTGTATTTCAGATTTCAAATCGTGCCATACAATTTTAACTCTTTTACGAACTTCTGGTGGGTATTTACCCACAACATCATTTAAACGATTTAGATTACCAGAATAATCTAACCTATCCAACGACACAATTGTCCAGTCTGTTTTTTTCAAAAACAAATCAATAATGTGATGTCCGATAAAACCAGCACCACCTGTAATAAGAACACGTTTAGACATTATATACCTTTCAATTATTTTTGAGAATATTTTGTATTATATACGGAAGCAGACTGTGTTACCGATGCTCGTTTTTGAATAAGTTCCGTAATCAACTTATCATTTTTTTGTTCTTCTCTTGGAGCAAATAACGCACGACCACGATCTTCTGTTATTGCAGGAGCAGCACAAAGAAAATAAGCAGCGATAGATTTGCGATAGATACCTTCTGGGCAAAGTATAGTATTCGGAAGGCCATGCCAAGAATTCTGAGTAGTATCAAATATTATAGCACGATTAAATTTATTTTCAATAACTTTTACAAGTTCTTTGGGTTGTTTTGTCTTATCATCATGTGACCAGAATTCAAGACCACCATTCCATGATGGCTGCCAATCTTGAGTCATGTAAACAATTATATTAAGTTTTCTTTGTAGATTTAATTTAGGATGCACATTATAGTCAAGGTGGATGTTATTGTTACCACCACGCCCATGCATGTGCCATCCGCCACCATTAAGGCCAGAATCAAAAACTAAATCTTCTCTGTTCACCAAATATCTCATGTTCTGTAAGAAACTTTCTCTACCAAAAAGAGAAAATGCTCGATAGGTTGTCGCTGGAAATTTATCCCAACGATTCATAGTTTTTTTAATTTCTAATGGACTATTATGATCATTCAATTCACCATCATTAAAATCTGGAAACTCTTCAGAAATTTTATCGGCTACTTCTGGAATAAAGAAGTTGTCGATTACAACATGATTGAATGGCTCGGACGATGTAAATCTATCTACAATCTCATCCCAATTTAAATCTCTTAACATCACTATCTCCAATTTCAATTTTTAAATGCTTTTCATATTCTATCATTTTTTGATTATATAAGTCAACATAAAATTTATGGGAACTACCAAATAATCGCTCATAGTTAGGAGATTCAATTGGGTACTTCTTAATTTTTATGTTTCGATTAAACATTGTGTGTATAGAAAACAATCTTTCTATAACAAAGATAAAACCAGGTAACATTGCGCCGTTATAAGGTATTTTTTTATCATACATATAATACTTCATTTCGGTATCCGTTTCAATGATGTTTAAACATTCATCGACAAACGCAATAAAACTCTTCCAAAATTTATTATTACCTACATGATAATTGCATGTAGCAAAATCTTGTGGGTGATAAACAAAATTTCTTACATTAGCATCTATGCCTAGTCTTGGAAATAATCTATCACAGAAATCAATCATACCAGGAACCCATATGTCACCTTGAGTCCATAAATTTAAGTGAGTGGCAGACACATCTAAAAATGGGTCAAGGTGATATACATCATAACCAGGATTGTCTAATATCCAATCTCTAAACTCTTTCATTTCAAGTTTAGTTTTATCGTACCATCTCCACGACAACAAACCCCAATAATCGTCTTGATTTTTGGAATGTTTCTCGTACAAATTTTTTATAAAAGGATACTCACGAAGTGTTGGATTAAGATTTGCAAGATTATCATATGGAACACAAATTGGATCCAAATGTTTCATCTGTTCAACATCATAATATGCTTGATACAAAAATAAATTCATGACAAAATAGTCCTCAAATTAGTGTAGTGTCCTGTTCTTCACTTCTTCTACAAATTGAATTAAATCTTCCATACTATATTCTTCAACATCACCTTCACCTTCACCTGATTGATCTTTCAAAAGTCCTGCAATCATATCTTCAGACTTTTCCATCTCAAGCATGGTTTTGATTACAAGATTTTCATAATATTCTATCATAGATTCTTTTGGATCAATAATAGTAATGATGTCCGAATTATATATTAAAGCATTATTATCTTTAATTAATTCTACTGGTAACCACGGCATCATCATCATTACAGTTTGCCCTGTAGGCATACGGCGATAGATCAATCTCATTGGGTCTTCCAGAAGAACTGTTTCTTCTTGTTCTTCACCTATCATAGATGCCATAATATCTTCGCCAGTTTGCATTCTTATAATTTTTACGTTATGCATTCTTGACCTCTATAGTGTAAAACTTATATTTGAACTTTTCTTCATCGTATATCTTAACACGTTCCTGTAGATGAAGCAAGGTAAAATTAACATGTTTGCCTATACGAAAATCGTCTGCTATATCATACAGAACTGCTTCAGTTTTATTCTCACCTATTCTAAGACCACGACCTATTGACTGTAAATTTCTTACTCTTGATTTGCTTGGAGAAGCAAATACGACATTATGCAAATGCCGTATATTAATGCCGGTACTAAAAGTGCCGTAAGAGGCAACAATGATTGCATCATTTTGTTTTTCTGTAATCTCACGAACTTGTTCACGGACTTCAACGTCTGTTCCACCATACACAAAGAAAACATGGCGATCACCAGCTTTTTCTTTAATAAGTTTGTGTAATATCTTTCCATGTTTTTCTACCAAATTAAATAATACAAGTGAGTTACCTTCTAATGATAGTACCAAGTTTCGGATAAATTCATTTCGTGCATTACTACCAACTATGTAGTTTATCTCACTTTGATAGTCCCAACCACGTGATAGTTTACATACTTCTTCTGGATATTTTAATACTAAACATTTGATTTTAAAATCTGCTAACTGTTTATTCTCAATCAGTTCGGCAGTGGTAGTAGATTGATATAATGGACCAAACAAACCTTCTAATACCAACTTATGTGTTTGTGTACCGTCTACTGTACCTGTACAACCAATTCTATATTTTGCCTTAGTCAAACCAGTCATGATAGTTGTTAATGACTTCGCTTTAAACTGATGTGCTTCATCACCTAAAACAAAATCAAACTGTTCAAAGTATTCTGGTGGGTTCTTATAGATTGATTGCCACGTGGTAATTGTTAAAAACTTATCTGTTACTTTGTCTTTACCTGAGTATTGACGGTGACAATTATTTTCTGAATCGTATCCATATGTTTTAAAATCGGAATACATTTGTTCTACCAATGATGTAGTAGGAACAATCAATAAACCTTTTTTGTATTCCTTAGACTGCAAGTACCTTAATATAAGGTATTGTATTAAAGACTTACCTGAACCTGTTGGTGATAGTAAAAGCATTCTTCTATTTCTTACGGCAGTAATGAATGCTTTTACTTGATGTTCTCTTACACCTTCTGTTATAATGCTGGTGTCCAATTGAAGTTGATCTATAAATTCCTTAGCCTCAGTGACAGAAAAGTTCTCAGTAATACTCACCGTAGTATCAATCTCTAGTTTATAGTCTCTCTCTTTGCAAAACTTCTGTATATACGGTACAAGACCATGATACACGGTATTTGTACGTAGGTCTGCAAGTCTTATTTTACCATCCCACAATCTGTTTTTGTATGCTGGCATAAATTGATAACCAGGAACATAGAATGTAAAGTAGTCTGCTAATTCTTGAGCAAGACTTTTCTCACATGCAAAACGAATAAAGGCTTCATTCTGTTTATAGAGAACTAAATCATTCATCTAAAACTTCTTCCCAAGTGCTATCACCTTTCTTACGAATGGCAACAATAAAGTTTAGATGTTCTGGTATACCACCTATACACCATTGGTCTGGATGCATACACATCACTACATTTTTATTGCGTATTGTACTGAAGTAAATAAAATATATTTGATTAAATCCTGGATTAAAACTACAATCAGACTCATGAACAATATGAGTAACATCTAATCTACGCATCAACGATTCTGCTTGTTTGCGTAGAACATCAACTTGTTCCATAATACGTTCATACTCTTGTTTGGCATGTAGTTTTGCTACATTTAAACTTTTATCTTTTTCTTCTTTGACGGCAACAGGTGCAAAGACTGGAGCACCTACCTCCATTGGATATTTTTTGCTATGATGTTGCATTAAGTCTTTACTTGGATCAATTCTCATTATATACCTTGTATAAATTTTTCCCAATCAATGAACGATCTAAGTTGAAACGTTCTAGAGTTAAGTTCTTTTAATATAGCATTACATACTTCAACAACTTCTTCATTCAGCATTTTATTTGCCAGATACTTATTAATATCCTCATCTGCATCCAAGTATGTAGTGATGTCGGATTTGAGTGTGAATGGAAATGGTTCCCAACCATACTTCTTCAAGTCATCATCATCTAATTTACCTGTGTAATATTCCCATTTGAGTTTCTTCATTCGGTTATATTTGAACTCAGCATCTTTCACCATCAATCTATGTTGTGATAGAATGTTGAGATACTTACTGTGAAGTTTGGGAATATCTATTAGTGCTTTACCTGGTTCAGTACGATCTATGTTAGAATCGTCTGTCCACATCTTCAATACATCATCAAGTTTGCTCATGGTTTATCTCCTCTTTAGGAGTATATCACATCTAAATCAATTTTTCAATATTAAAATAGGTAAATCTGAATGTGGCATCAGAAGTAATAATAGTCTCTGGTGTATCAGTAGCAGACATCATGAATCCACCTAGAGCAATAGGAAACATATTGATAAAGTTAATTTTAAAATAAGGTTTGTTTGCAGCAGAAAGAATAGTTACCGAACCATCGGCATATTGAGGTGTTTTAGAATCAGCTGTAGTGGTGAATTTATTTAATTGACCTAATCTAGTATACTCTTCAAATGATGTGGGAAATGTCATAGCACGGAGCCAATCGTGTATCTCTAACCAGCCAGTCATCTCTTGATCAACTAGAAAAGTAACATTCAACGTATCATAGATTGCTTTTTCACCTGGTGCATACAATTCAACAAATGGATTATTGATAGGTATTTCAGATGTAGAAAGACCTGGTAATGTTACAGTTTGGCAAAAGTATTGAAGGTTGGGTGCTCTTGATAAGTTCAGTGTGAACTTATTCGGTTGGAGCATGTTTGGATTGGATGGATTTCTATTGAGTGCTGTCATACGTGTATTTATAAACGAAAAAAAGAGAGTCCCGAAGGACTCTCTCTAAACCCACTCTTAGTGGTGGTTTGATTACATCAAGTTTTGAATACCGAATGAACGATAGTAGTTGTTTAGACCAACGTTCATTGCGCCTAGACCTTGACTTGTACCTTCGGCAAATGGGTTTGCAACCATGCCGTAACGAGTCTTGAAACCGATCTTAGGTTGGAAAGTACCAGTATCAACTGCACGAACCATTTGCAGAGGAACGTATGGGCAGTAGAAAATACCTGCGTCATATGCATTGGTACCTTTGTAGCCCACAACTGCGAACTCAGAGGTTGAACCAGTCTGCGAATATGGATCAATGTAAACTTTGATACGACCGAAGATTGTACCAGCAAATGTATTGCCAGTGTCATCAACTGTCAGATTAACTTGACCAGCTAATGCTGATTGATAGTCAAGAATACCAGCCATTGCTAAGGCAGATGCAACGTCTGACGAGCAGATCATTACATTACCTTTACCACGACGGGTTGTCTTGGCGATTTGATTGGCTTCACGCTCAATCTGGAATGCCAGACCTTTAATCTTTTCAACCATCCAACGACCGTTCGAATCTGTATCCAGGTTGAACACACCTTTAGTAGTTGTACCTGCTTGTGCGCCACGCTTCGAAACGTAGTAAATTGTGCGAATAACTTCACGGTTAATCTCAGCAAGAATCTCAGCAGACAAAATGTTTGCTAATTCAGTTTCAGCGTCAAGACCATGAACTGCTTTCAAGTCTTGTGCCAATTCCATTGAGTATTCTGCTTTCAGAGCACGTGTCTTAGCAGTTACAGTGACTTTCTCAATTGAGAATGCCATTTGTTGGAATGTGTTACCAGCAGCACCGTCACCCAAGGCTTCAGCAGAACCAGTTGTCATTGCGTTACCTGGCGATGCGTTACCCAACAGAACGTCAGTGGCGTTAGCAGAAATGGTCATAGAACCAGTTGCAATAGCACCGTTAGCGCCTGAGAAGTTTGTGTTAGCTTCGTTATAGAATGCTTCAGTACCACCTTGTGTGTCGTACTTAGTACGCATTGCAAAAATCAGACCTGTAGGACCAGTCATTGGCTGAACGCCGCAAACGTCATAAGCGATCAAGTTAGGCAATGAACGGCGAACCAAGCTAATAAGGATTGGATCAAAACCGGCAACTGGACCAGCTGCAGCAGCACCGCCACCGAAACCGCCTGTACCAGAAAAGTTAGCTGGAGGACCTTCGTTCAGAATGCCAGCTTCTTTACGCATTTCTGTCAACTGGTTTTCCAGAATAACAGAGGTAACAGCACGGCGATATGGATCTTTAATTGCGGGAAGGTCTGGATGATCCAGTACCGATGCCCATTTTTGTTGGCTTTCTTCAGACAAATACATGTGTATCTCCTTGTTTATTTTTTAAATTTTTGTTTTTGAAATTGCTTGTGAAACTGCGGAAATAAATGGATCAGCACTTACCAATTTTTTCTCTTCAGTCTCTTCAAATTGCTCTTGAAGATGTGATACTTTCGCTTTCTGGATACCAGATGGAAAATAGTTTTCACGCAAGGTTTCAAGTTTCTCTACAAACTCTTCTTCTGTGGAAAAGTCTACACTTTCTGCAAGTGTTTTGATTTTTGCAACTTGAGTTGCGGTCAAACCTTCACATACTTCTACTGTCAATTGTTCTTTAATAGCTTCAGTCAAAGCTTTTTTATATTCAATGTTTGTTTCAATTTCTTCATTGAGTTTAGTTTCAAGTTCTTCCACTTTAGCGGCTAACTCTTCAACTAGGTCAACTTTATCTTCTGGAACATTGATATAGTTTTCTGCAAACAGATTACGGAGACCAGCAATAAAATCTTCTGTGATTTCAGAACGCAGACCACTTTCAATAGCGATTTGATTCTCTTGCATCCACTGTTCTACTACGTAGTTTAGGTAATCATCAACCTTCTCTGTTAGATCGGATTTGATTTGTTCAACGGTTTCTTCAAGCATACCAGCATACTCGGATTCCATTTCTTCTTGAATCTGTGCAACACGGTCAAAGACACGTGCTTCAAAAATTGTTGCGGCTTTAGATTTAAAATCTTCCGAAATAGTTTGGTCATCAGCAAACAGTGCTTGAATATCATCGTGCATCTGTGCCCGCATTTCGTCAATCATTGAATACTCTTCCTGATCTGTGCTTTCTGAATAATTGCTGTATTTTTTCTCAATTCCTTTGGCCATTTGTTTACCTGCAAGACCAAACCTTTTACCAATAATTTCTCTGCTTGATACTTGTTTGTTTACATCTTTATTACTCTGACCATCATATGCATTGTCTGCACGTTTTTTGTAAACTTTTGCAGCAGTATCTAAAGAAACTTCATCAAGTTGATCTTCATCATACTCTTCATTTTCACGCATAGTGTTTTTACCAACACGGTTTTGAGTGTCTGACGATGCAGCAGAAGGTTTAGTTGTAGGAGCAGTTGCAGATTTAGCACCTTTGGTTGCATCAATTTTATTTGAATCGCCTTCAGGTTTAGAATCTTGAGGTGTAGGACCGCCCATGTCTACAATAGTAGCACCTGGAAGTTTTTGCATTGGCATAGCAGGAGCAGAACTCTTGCTACCTGCAAGAATTTCGGCTGCTGCTTCCATGAGTTTGTTTGTTGCCATTGGATATCTCCTTATGATTTCTTATTTATAAATTTTAAAGTTTAGATAGGTAATTTTCAAATAGTTTCAGAGCAACTTCCTCTATCTGACGGGAAGGTGCTGCACGAATCTGTCTTTTAGCATTGTCAAAGTCTACTTCAACAAATCGCCCCTCGACAAACAACCATTCTTTGTTTTCCATAATACCTTGAACGAAAGCACCGGGTGCAGATGGATCAGCAACAATGTCTGCAGCTGTAGCAAGACGCAGATCATCTTGTACCAGATTATAACCTTCTTTTGTCATAACTACAGAACCCATAGCACGACTGGATACACCAAGATTAACATCACAATCAATAAAATTCTTGACAATCTGGCCATAAGGTGTATCTAATACAAGTGCTTTACCTCTGAAAGTATTTCCATCTTCTACTAGACTTACAATCTTATGTGACACACGTTCTAGATTTAACGATGGAGTATCTGGATGCCCTAGTTCACCAAGAGCACGATTAGTATTGATGTATTCTTTGGTATAACGAGCAACTTCATTTCGTAATGTTTTCATTTCATACATGCGGTTATTTCGATTGACTTCATCGCCAACCAAAAAACGACCTTCGATATACATGTTTTTTTTACCACTCTCTGTGGTTTCTGTAAGGTACTTTACGTCCTCAATTTGTTCTTTAATTAGTTTCATGGAATTGAATACCCTGTATATGGATCAACGTTATAAGAAGCAACTTTTGAAGTTTCCATAATAACAGTGCCTCCACTATTAATTGTAATAGTTACACTTGATGTATTATTGTTTGCTAATGAATATCCCAAATCATCAAAACGGAATTCACTTGAGTTATGTAAACTCAGAAGTGGAATACTGTTTCTGGTAATAAGAATGTTACCGTTTGTTGACCAAAATATACGTTTGATATCAAACGAAGTTACGTTTTCAGTAGTTGTGTTTGCTCTTAAATCAGTAAGATTAATATAATAAGTGCCAGGATCATTAATCCTAATCACTGATGATCCTCTTAACGTATTGTTATATTCAATTCCCATTTTACTTTAGTCCTATAGATGATCTTCGGCGCATTGACATCTTTCTTTTCATCAATGTGCGTCTAAGTTTTGCTCTTCTTGTTGTTTTCCACGAACGTTTTAACTTTCGTGCTTTTGCTATTCTTACTGTTGCAGGTATTTTACGTACTGTATTACCTGACAATTTATAACCTTTAATACCCGACTTACGAACATTTCTTTGTACTATAATTCTACCTTTGGTGTTACGGCGAATGCGCCTACGAATTTTAGTAACTCTACCCATCTTCATAATATTTGGATTACGTTTTACTGCCTCATCCAAACCTTCCCACTCAACTTCCTCAAAAATTGTTTCAACAACAAATGGTTTTGCTTCTTCTAACTTTTGAGCAACAAGTTCATCTAAACGTGCAAAGATGGCCTGACGAGCTTCATCTAGTTTAGACTTGATAATGTGATCTACAAAACTCATATGTCTTGTCAAAACTTTCTTCGGAACTTGTTAGTAAGTCTATAAACTTTTCTTTGTTCTCTTCTTCTAAACCATCGTAAGCATAAACTATACGATTAACCATCAAAGTATCAAGTTCTATTTGACTACCATCTTGCAATTCTAATGTAGTCTCTTCAGTTAATTTAACAGTTGCTCTTAGTTCATCAATAAAATTTTCTGCCTGTATACCAGAAATATCTGCCATTGGTGATCCAAACGGCACACTAAAATACCTATTCATCTTATCACTGTAGTACAATGCAATACGTGTACCATCTGGATATAATCTTACCGCTTTACGTTTGATTACCAGAATAATTGGCGGTACTGGTACCAGTGGTGAACTTGTTGACTCATCCAACTCTTCACGTACCGCTTGCTTTACACGACCATAAATTTGTTTATTATTAGAAATTAAATCTACCATACGGTTAAACAAGTTCTGCATTATGGCACGATCAGCAGGACTAAAATTAGGTTTATCTTCACCCATCTTATCCAGTATCTTGTGGATACGTTGCACTTGTGCTTTGTTTGCTAAACCTGCACGAACAAGAGCATCAAACTTTGAATAGTCTTTCTTCTCTTCTTCCGTAATAAGTTTAAAATCTAGTAACGATTTCATTCTTGTTCTATTTCTTCGTTTTCTTCTTCGGATTCGGCATCATCTTCAGGCGTTTCCTCTTGCCCAGCATAAAGAGCAGAAGCGATTTCTTGTTTGCGATTTTGGAGCGCATCGAACGCTTTCGTGGATAATACATTTTCTAAACCTTCTTTAGCGTCAAGATTTTCGCCTGCTGCAATATTATTAATTATGTCTTGAATATCCATCACAACTCCTATTTACGTTTACTATTTATGTTTGTTACAGACTTGTTTACCTCATCATCTAGACCAGGTGTTAAAGACTCTTCTTGATCTGTATTTTCTGCGGTATTATCTTCTGGTGGATACTCATTAGCATCGGCACCATCTTGAGGCGCATTCATTATAGAACCTTGCATATCATCTGGTAATGAATCTTTTTCTTCTGCAATTTGTTCATCCATCTTCTCAATCTCTTCATCTGTCATCATCAAAATTTTGTTCTTAATGTAATGATTAGAAAAGTATCTACCAATATATGGATCAACCATTTGCAACATCTGTAAACGATTCTGTAACAATTCTGAGGCTCGCATCTCAGTAAAGTTATTATCTTTTTGGAAGTCATAGTAGATATCTTCTTTGAATTCTTCATACTCTTCCAATGTACAGATACCTTTAAGTACCAACTGAATACGCAAAGCATGATCAAATAACTGTGTAAACTTATTACGAAGTCTAGAAACAAACTTAGCAAACTTTAATTCATCACGGGTAACTTCTTGTGAGCGACCCATGCCTGCAAAACCACCTCCAGTATCTTCAAGGCGTGAATAAGGTACATTCAAACACTGTAGTAATTTCTTCTGAAAGTATTTAACATCTTCCAATTCACCTAAGTTTTGACCCGCTGGTAATGTAGTAATCTCTGTACCTTTACCACCTTCACGGCGTGGTAACCAGAAATCTTCAAGCATCGACATGTGCTTACGTTCATCACGAAGTTCACCAGTGTTAGCATCATACACCATCTTGTTACGATACTTGACCATAACATCACGAAGATACTGTTCTGCTTTACCACGTGGCAAGTTACCAACGTCAATGTAGAATATACGGCGTTCGGGAGCACGACTAATACGGTAGATAACAATCGCATCTTCAATCATTCTAAGTTGATTGAGTGGCTTGATTGCTTTATGTAGATATGAAATAACAAATGTATTCTTTGCATCCATCAAACCAGAGTTTACATTAATAATTGAATCTGGTGCAATACGAACGCCTTGACCTACATTTGATGTAAATGTTTGAGTAGTCTGACCTTTATCATTAAAGACATAATACTCTGCGGTAGATGCAATAATCTGTGCGCCTGTTTTAGGATCACGATCTTTTTTGATCTCACGAACTTTACGAATCTTACGTGGATCAATATATCTTAGTTCTTGTATACCTTCTTTTGGATTTTTATCGTTGACAACAACATGATAGAACAATCTTCCATCAATGTACCAACGTTTGAATAAGTCATCCGCAAGATTAGAAAAGTTCAACATCTTTAAGACGTTTTGAAACTCTTCGTTGATTTTCTTTTTGATTGATTCAGGTTGATTGAGATTATCCATTACGATATCACAAACTTTACCTGCTTCATCATGAGAGATTGCTTCGTTGACAATCTCATCAATTGCCATATCTAATTCTGGATGATTAGACATCTCACGATAACGTGTAATGAGTTCAATCTCATTACGCACCGAACCTTCTAAATCGACATACGTACCATAATAGGCATTCTGTGTAACGGTAACTGCACCGTCATCAATAGCCGCAGTAGGCAACGCAAAGGATGACTGCTCAGGTTTTTCTACCTGAACAACATCCTTTGAGCCTAATGTAAAGCCGAATAATTTTATTGCCATTAATCTTTCATCCTATAGATAAAAGTAGGGAAAATCCCCTACTCTTAGATCACGCCGCTTGCTACTGAGTCCCACCACTGGTAGGTCAAAGTAACAGAGAACTCTTCAATCGCATCATTTGAACCCCAATCAACGTCAATTGGAGTTACATCTGTTGGAAACAATCCTATAAATTTATACTTTTTAAGAGTGTTGCCTGCTTTGCCAAACTGAGTAACTTCACCATCAACAGTGTAACCAAGTGGTGTACCAGCAACTGGATTACGAACGTTTAGATTATGACTATTAATGCCAGCCATCCAACGTTCAAATGCATTGCGTACCACAAAGTCCTCATCATTGATAACTGTAATTGTCCAGTCAGCAAATGTACGATTTCCCACAAACTTTAACTCACGACCAAAGTATTGTACAGGCGCAACACCCAGAGTTGAACCTGGAAGTTGTGCTGTCTTACACATGAACGTTGTTTTTGTTTGTGCGTTTCCTGGCAATGAGAACGCAGGAAACGGCAAACTTACCTCAAATAGATTTGGGCGGGCACCGTCACCTGTTAATTGTGAACGGAACTGATTTACATTAAATGCCATTTATTTTCTCCTGTTTCTCTCTATTTAGAACGATCCTACAACTTCATTGAACTGTACGCCTGTACGAACGGCAACAAAGTTCAACTGAATGAAGTTGATTGATCGGGCTGGTTTGATATAAATGTCACCAATAAACTGATTTGAATCAATAACTTGTCCAGTATTATTTGTATCATCACAAACAACACGGAAGTCAGTGATACCACGGCGACCTTGTACATCACGCAAGAATGGTTCTACGATTGCTACAAACTGAGCACGTGTAAACTGGTCATTGAATTCAAATAATGAGAAACGTGCTGCACGACTAATTGCTTTCTCAAGTACAATAAACAAACGGCGAACATTGATACGATCAAATGCACTTGGTTTGGCCAACATTGTTTTATCACCAAACAAAACTGTACCTTCACCTGGGAATGAAACAACTGGGTTAATACCTGTAACGTATAATGTATCACGCTCAGTCTTAGTTGGATTCCATGCAAGTTTAACTACGTTTTTAATTACACCACGGTTCATACCACCTGGTGAGAACCAAGGATCACGTTCGGTATCTGTACGAACACAGAGACCAGCAATGTCACCATTCAGTGGTACCCAGCGATAGAGGTCTGCATATTTGTCATACTGGTATTTGTAACCAGAATCAATTACAGCATAAGAAGATGATGTCAAAGCATTACGGAAAGCAACTACCGATGTTGCTTCGTTACCTGGATTGTTGACAACATTTGCCTTAGTTGGCGAAATAAATGCTACGCAATCTTTACGACTTTCTGCAATGTTGCTGATAACATATGTTGCAACTGTTGAGTTACCTGTACCAGTTACTAACAACGACACATCAACTGCTTCAGCATTTTTAAATGAATCCCAACCAGAAGTAATCTGGGATGAACTAATGTTACCATCAGTACCGCCAGAGAATGAGAATGTGATATTTGCTGTTGTTGTTTTAAATGCAGATCCATTTGCTGTTGAACCCCATGCAGTGCCTGAACCTAAGTTTGCAGTAGCAGGATGTGCCAACCAGTGAATATATTGTGATTGTTGAGCAATAACATTTTTATAGTAACTTGAATTGCCAGAATCATCTTTTGCATCGGATGCTTTTGAAACAAATGCATATTTTTCTAAAACTGTGCCTGCGGTGCCTGAAAATAAACCTTCTTCATCCACAACTACAATATGCATTTCATCATTAGCATTTGAATTGCCTTTGCTGGCAACATAAGTAGATGTATTTGGAGTTGCGGTAAATTGAGAAGCGTATGCCCATCCAGCATATGAACCGCCATCTGCTACAGAAATTTTAAGTGTATTGCCAATTGCACCAGGATAACGTGCTGCCCATCCGTTATTTGTGCCGTCCGCATTACCTTGTTGATTTGCTGTCCACTCATCTTTATTTTTGATTTGAACAGGATTACCGCTTGCTGTACTATTTCCAGATGTTGCGGTATTGATTGCACGAACTACTTTTAAATTGTTTCCGTATGCCAGAAAGTTTGCTGCTGAGAACCAATATTCATAATTATCGTTATTCGGTTTACCAAAGGTACTGACTAAACGAGTTTCGTCAGAAATGGTAGTAACTTCACTGCATGGTCCCCAAGCAAAAGGTCCTACAAATGCTCCTGTAGAAGTTGCAACTGAAGGAATAACTGTAGTCAGATCAATTTCTGATACATTTACTCCAGGTGATAATTGAAATGCCATTGGATTTCTCCTTTAATTGTTTGGGTCAATTGTCTTTGATAGTCTATTTAGTTTTTTAGAAACTTGAGATTGGATACCCACGTTTTTCCGCAAAGTGCCAACGGTCATCACCATCATCTACAACTTCTTCTTGGAGACCATTTTCTATGAATCCAAAAGGTGTCATGGTCTCATCAATTAACATATTTTGTTCATCTAACATCATCTTACGAATATCAATATTGGTAGAGTCTTTGAAGAATGACTGTGCAGTCAACCAAGAAAACAAAACCAATCCCATAACAATGTCATCATTGCTGCCTTCTTCTGCCGCATATGAATCTCTGACTCGAACAAATGTATTCATCTCATTAATGGTATCAAAGTCATTGATAATCAACTTGTCATTCTCCACCAAAGTCTTTAAGTTGGCACAACCAATCTTCTTGACTGATTTGGTTGTTTTAATACCAAACGATGTTGACCTTTTAAATCCTGAAGAGATAGACTGACCTTTAATGTGATGTTGTTCAGTCTTGTAAATATTTTCATACTCTAAGTCATAATGAAGAATATCTACCACTTGTTGACCAACATTATTAGTTTCTACTAATACGAATGCTTCATTGTATCGTTTTGCAACTGAGTAAATGACTGTTGGAAAAAACAATAGTGGTAATTTATTATTACGGTATCTTGCTACCTGTTTGTATGGTGCTTGTGTAGCATCAAGTACATTAATGGTGGAATAGTCTAAATTTACACCCTCTGAACAGTCTACCGTAGCAATGTATAGATGACCAGGTATAGGTTCTTCATAAATGTAAAAATTTTCTTCTATTTTAATTGGTTCATGAAATGCTAATGATCTAAGTTTTGCACCAGAAATAAGAGTTGCCGATGAACCAATAAACTCTGTCTCAAACTCTTGTCGAAATTGTTCTTCGGAAGTGTTTCGTATTGTTTCTTCTTTCCACTGAGCATCACGACCAGGTACTTGCGACCAGTGAACTTCAACTGTTTTATATGTGGAACGTTTTTCAATTGCATCTGTCCACATCTTATAAAACAAATTCAATCCATTAGGAGTTGAAACGATAATTACTTTGGAGGTTTGACCAGAAGAGATAACAGGATATGTTGATGTGAAGAATTCAACTGCCATGTTGTGTGGAACGAACGCAAACTCATCAAGAAAAATTAAATTATAAGTACCACCTCGAACACCACCTGCTGATGTTGCATAAGCAAATATTTTGGAACCATTTTCTAATTCTAAAGAACCTTTGTTCCATGTCATAATACCTTGTTGCAACCAAGCAGGGAGATATTCATATGCCTTTTGAATACGACCTAGAATATCACGGGCTAACTGACCTTTGTTGGCAAGAATACCAATAGTGTATTCTTCGTTGAAGATTGCTGCCCATAACATGTAACCAACTGTCGTAGTTGTCTTACCAACCTGTCGTGGCATCTTTGCAATAGTAAAACGATTTTCGTGAAAGGTACGTACCATGTCCTCTTGAAAATCCCACATGTCAAATGGAATAAGACCACGGTCAACATTGACAATCTTGACGTATTTTTTGATAAAGTATACAGGATCATCTGCACACTTTGCGATTTCTAATACTTGTTCTTCAGTATAGGATAGTTCAGTGCCTGTTTTTTTAAGTCTAGCATTACCAAGGTATCCGTCATCCATTTTTATTTAATGATGCTTCTCAACATCCATCCTTTTTTCTGGTGTGCGCCTAACAAGTCTTGTAAAAAGTTACCAACAGCAGGTTCACCTGCAGCATCGGCAGCAATAATACCAGCACGAAGATGAACAATATAACGTTCATTGTCTGCATATAGTTCACGCATCATTGCCATCGCATCAGGTATACTAGTTGCTTCTTGAATGTCTGCTAATTCTAACATACGTGCAAGTGAACCTGGTGCATACGAATTTAATGAACGAAGTTTTTCTGCAATATCATCTGTCTGTAACCATACAGAATTATAAAAATCATTTAAAAATTCATGATATTGTGGAAAGTTGGAACCCTCAATGTTCCAATGATAACCATGCGATTTGAGATACAAAGCAAAGTTTGTACCTAAAATTGTTTTAAGTTGAGAAATAAGTTTTTCCATTATGTTTCCTGTTTTTGAGTTTTAAGCATCTTTACCAATTCTGCGGTAGAACCAACAAACACTGCTTTATCTATGTTTAAATTATTTTGTGCTTCCGCTTTTGGTACTAAATCTTTTTTACGTTTTTGTATTTCAAGCAAGTCTTTATTCATATCAGCCAAGTTTTTCATTAGACCAGATAGCACTTCAAACGCACGTGGGTGTTGACCATCTCTTGCTATGAGCATCAATTCGTTTACTGCTTGATTGCCTTGAGTCACCAGTTCACGAATATTTTTTCGTGCAAAGTCTGCATCAGCATTTACTGGATCAGCATACTCTACCACAGCAGGTAAAGTTTCGACTTTAGGTTCTTCTTTAATTGGTTCAACATCAAAAATCTCTGAGAGATTTGCATTTATTTTTTTCATGGTAAAGTATTAGGATATTCTTTTGTAGTTTCAAAGAATCCAAATTCATCTCCAAGTAAAGCAGTTCCTGGATTAGTTGAAGTTTTTATCTGTACAACATTTAATGAATTAACGTCAGTTACAATCACATTATATGATGCACCCGTATAATCACCTGTAAGTTTATCACCGACTTTGATAAATTTATTGGCGCCAGTTACTATTAATATACCTGAAGATGTATTACTAAAATAATCTACTGAGCCAAACAAATCTGAGTTGTTTGCACGAAGTGTTTCACCTTGAGCAAATACACCACTACCATTTGCATAATCAACATAAACTTTTTGTATTTCTTTAGATGTCAGATCAATAAACGAATTTGTATTAGCAGTCTTGATGTACTTACTAGATTTAACTGGTGGCCATATGTAACCTTTAGCAGTAAAAGTTAAATCCCAAAGAATCAATCGTGTAGAACCTTCATTTTCTGCACCCTCATATTCCACAGTTGATGCTACTGAATCAAGTATAATAGGTACATTATATTTTTGATCCATTTCTGGAATAAAGTCTACAGTGACATTGAAGTCTGGTGTAAAAAAAGGTAGAATCTGTTCTAATATCTGTGTACCATCTTCAGTATTACGTACATAGATCGATAACGAAAACTGAAAGTTATATGGTATAGGAACAAACTGTGTGCTTACAGAAGTGTTATCTTTTTTAGCAAAGTTACGAAGTGTTGAAACTTGTTTGCGATTAACATCATATTCCAAACTGTCAAGATTAAATGACATACGTGGAACAACAGTAGCAATAGACTTGATCAGATTAGGATCAGATGTAATCGCCGTTAGAAAACGTTCTTTTGGTGAATATGTTAGCGGTACTTTCCATTTTTCTTTTGGTACTCCCGCTTGTGTGTATCGTACAATCTCTAAATCATTAAAGAGTGTACCAAATACAACCACCATTTTACGAATGGTTCGATGATAGAACTGAGAATTACCTAACATTATGCTTCGCCAAATGGGTTATGTTCAGTGAAGTCAATTATGCCATCTGAACTTGCTTCAATACGAGCGTTGTCGAAAATATCTTCAAATGCATTGTTCATCGTAGCCGCATCAGAAATTACATTGATAGTCCAGTTTGCACCACTTGTATTACCATATAAAGTATTTGTTGTAAAATTACCTTGAACACGATATACTTCTACAAATTGATTATCAACATGAGCATGGACAAGTGCTTGTGCAGTTGCCGATGTTAAATTGGCACCTTGATATACTATTTCTTGATTAATAAAATTGCCTGAACCACCAGCCGCAAAATACAGTCTTGTTTTTGGATAGTAATCGACAATTTGTTCATCAATCATCTTGATGCCAGTTTCAATAATCTCATTTGAGAATACGTATTGTTTCATCTTCAATGCATAAACATATACATTACCACCACGACCACGACCTAATGTATAGAACATAGTCTGTTGATCTTCATGTTCAACAAAAGTAATCTCGAAGAAGTTGTTTAGCATTGGAATGAATACCAAATCACCTTCACGTGGACGAGTATATCCATTTACTGTGTATCGGAATCGAAGGCGTGATACCAAGAATGTTGCTTCATCACGAATCTCAAGACCAAATTTGGAAATAAAATCTTGCTCACCATCCATACCTGTAACATTTTCTAGGTACATTTCAATCGGATGAGCAGTTAGATATTGTTTAAGAGTATCTTCACCGAATAGGTAATCTACTTGATCACGTGTGGTACGTGGCATGTAATACACATCCATGCCGTAGATTTTCAGTGCTTCAATAACTAAATCTTCAACGAGCAGTTGCTCGGAAGTTATCTGATTTGCAGGATAATTATTGAAGTAAAAATTAGTTGCCACATTTTATCCCGTCAGAATTTCTGATGGCAACGAACCCATTTGATACATTTCGTCTTCCATTTTGTCAATCTCTTGTACTGCTTCATCGTAAATTACTTGACCGTTTAATGTAACACCACCTGGCATTTGTATACCAGCAAACTTTTTGAGATTAGTACCCCACTGACGTTTGATCAGTGCAGTTGCATATTTTTTTAAAAACCTATCGTTCCATACATCGGCAACACCTTCAATTGTTGCGGTTATATTCGTATAAGTTTGTGCTGTATTACCAACAAATTCTAAAGAGGTAGGACTTGAAATTTTTTTTACTTGTTTCTGTTCAGTGCCAATCGTAATAAAATCAAAATCAACAAGTTCTTGATCAAACTTGGTACCTATACCAGTAACGGTATTAGAACCTGGAGCACATGATAAAGTACCTGTCAGTGTAATTGTTTCTGGTTCTAATGTACGATAGCATTCAATGATAACATAGTTACCTGGTTGAACATCTCTTGTCCAATCAATGTCTAAGAATACTTTATTTTGGTGTCTATTAAACCGAAACTGTGGAGTACCAGAGAACAACAAATTCAATGTACGTAAATGTTGCATGGTAATTTCATATGATACATACGACACCGATGTGAAATCATAGAGATCATGCAGACGTAACTGATAGCGCAAATCAAACATATTGATTGATGCGTTAGATAAATCAAATGGCATAACACCAGTAACAAATTGCACAGCATCAGGACAATATATCCACTGCCTATTAATATCCGCAGCAGTGATGCAGTGTTTCATAAACAATTTTTCAGTACCATCATAATGATAATCACCCCAGAAAGAAAGTGCTTCATCAATTCGATCATCTACTTGATCATCATCAACGTTGATTTCAATTACTGGAAAACCTAATTTACGTAGGCAGTATTCTTTAAATTGTGTTCTTGTTTTTGGGTGTGCCATAATTAATACATGTATGATGCACTAAATTTGGAATTTGCTGCCAAAACAGTGTATGAACTACTTCCCGTTTTTATTATATTAAAAGTATATGTATCAATAGACTCTTGAAAACCAACCGAATAAACTGGATAAGTGTTACCTATCCAATAAGGACTAATTAATGTGCCGTCAATATTAAGATTTGCTTTATAATTATTTAAACCTTGTTTCAATAATATGGCCAAAGATATAGAACTTCCAGTATTTAAGGCACTGTCTAAACTAGTAGAAGAGTTTCCTCTAACATTAAAAGTTACATTTGCAGTAGTATTTGATGAGAAAAAGTATACTGTATTATTTAAAATATCAATATTTGTAGTGCCACCAATTGCTGTAGAAAATACATTTGCAGTTTCAAACAATGTAGTAATTGAAAATGCAAGATTAGGAGACAACAAGTTTGATGTGACGGCACCAGCAACAATATGATTTGTAGTTACAGCACCAGCAGGAATTAAGTTACCTGTGATTGCACCAGCAACAATATGATTGCTTGTAATTTGAGCAGCAACAATATTATTACCACGAATAGCACCAATTGGAATTAAATTGCCTGTGATAGCACCAATGGGAATTAAATTGCCTTTGATTGCACCAGCAACAATCTTTGATGTTGTGACTGCCTGATCTGCTAATGCCGAACTTTGAATAGCATTAGGTAATAAATCAAGATTTACACCAAGCGTCAATGTATTAGAAGAAGGATCGAACGACAGATTCCGATTAACGAATTCTGCCGTTGTAGTTCCACTAATGTTCGGCTGCAAACCGAGATAGTGAGTTGTAGTATCACTAACGGTTTGCAGTATCGGTAAAGTAACGACTGTTTGCATTTATGCTTGTGCTTCTGTCCAAGATAAACGTGTAAAGATATTCGCTGACGCTGTACCAATGTTACGAGCAGTAATTGTTACAATATCAGGACCATCTGGATAGAAACTCAGATTTGGTGCAGAAGTACCACCACCAAGAATACTATTACCAAGGTCACGAACCAAAGGTAAGTCATACGTGGTTGTTGAGAAGTTTGTACCACCAGAAGCATTAGTAAAGCCAGCAAAAATAACTTCGCCTCCTGCCACGCTTGTACCGGCAGCCGCACCGGCAGTCGATACAGTATGGTTAATATATTGAACAAGACTTGAACCACCAACAGAAGTCCAAGTAGGTGTTGCATTTGATGATGCGCCATTCAAAACAATTTGTACTAAGAATGTACCAGAAGATAACATATCTAATGTACGCAAAACCATTTGCATAGTATTTTTAATTTCACGTACACCTAAAGATGCACCAGAAATACCGTTACTTACTGATGGTGCGATACGGAAACTTTGCAATGCAAGTGTTTGACCAGCAGCAACGTTCGCAGAAGTTGTCATACCTGTTGTGAACACTAAAGATTTATCATCATCGTAACGACCATCCATAATCACCGAAGTGCCCCAATGAGAAATACGTGGTGCGTAACCAGGCGCATGTAAATCAATTGCTACAGGTGCAGTTGCAGAATATGTAAATGTCTGCGCTACATTACCCATAGGAATAAAATTTACTGTACCTGTGCCAGAATATGTTGGTGCTTGAGACAGTGTAATTGAAACACCTGGATTGATGTTTGTAATTACAGCAGCCTGTGGAACGTTCGCATTCACTACGTACATACCAGGTTGAATACCAACAGTTGTTTGTCCAGCAACCAAATTCAATGTTGCATTTGATGTGTTCATAATACAGTTAATTGTATTACCTGGTTGACCACGAAGCGCTACATTTAATAGATAACCATTTGTAGCATTACCTGTAATACCATCATAGTTAATGTACTCAGACCGACCTTGACCATTCACCCAAACCGTACCAGTTGTTGGGAATGCTGATGCATCTGCAACGTTTAATGTAACATCTGCTGGATTTAGTGTAGCATTCAGTTTAGTTTTCTTAGAGAATGTATTTGTCTCATAACGTCCAGGTAAGTTACCTGAACGCATATGTGCTTCATAGTTTACATTGTTATTGATCATCTTGTGGCAATAGATAACGTTACCGTCTGGTCCACGGAATCCCCAACGGACAAAACCAGCACCGTACCAAGAATAGTCCATATAAAACATCTGCATTTTGGTTAAATCTATATTAAATCCAGAAGGACCTGTACCATCACAACGATCAATATTCCATTGAGATTGTGGAACACGGGTCTCAACTGTTTTACTGATAACTGCTTGTAAAGTATTTGCTTCGCCACGATAGTTCGGTTGAACCTCCATAACCTGATTAGAACGAATATTTTCCACACGATATGACATACCTTTAATAACAACATAATCTCCAGGATTTAATTGACCTGAGAAGTTTGTTGTGGTGCCGTTTACTGTTACACCAGTAATTGTACTATTGCCAGTATTTGCAGAAACAAAACCTGCTAATTGAAAAACACTATTACGGCGAACAGCAGATAAAGTTTGTCCATCAAATTCAAAGAACATACCATTTTGATCATCAAACAAACCCATACGATTTAAAGCACCATACCAAGTATTTGCAGACACACGATATGTACCAGTTGCTGTTGCACTTGAGGGAGTCGTACTTGAAACGTATGTAAACGTAAATGGATCAATCACTTGATTTACTGAATATGAACCGTTGTAACCAGTTTCATTAGCACCAGTAATTACCATAGCAACGTTTGGACTAATAAAATGAGCGTCTTTAGTTTTAACTGTAACTAAAGTACCTGAACTAGTCAAACTATCAACACGCATAGAAGGTTTCAACAAAGTGCCTGTTGATACTTGAACACCTTTACCAGATTGATAACGGAAATAACGGCGTGTTTGGCGAATCAGTTGATTATTATGTGAATCTGCTGATGTGCCAAATTCAACACCACCATCATATGCACGATGTGAAACTGTACCACGTGATATTGGATACATTGCTGAAAGACCAGAAGCAGTTACGCCACCAACTGGAGCACTATTAGCATCAATACGGAAAACTGTATTTGAAACAACTTGAGTAATAGTGAATGTTCCGTTAGGTGCACCAGATGTACCCGCTGCTAACCCTTGAAGAACAACTTGATTACCAATTGTTAAACCATGTGGTTGAACTGTCGTTATATAGCAATTTGCAAGACCACCTGGTGTATTGACGTTTGCAATTGGTGTATTTGCACGATTAAAAATTGAACCATTGGCAACTTGAGTCGCATTTGGAATAAAAATTGATTGATTAGTATTAGTTACACTGGCATAACGTTGCTTAGTAGAGTAACGAAAACTTGTACCTGTAACCACAGACTCAACCATAAATGTACCTTCAGCAGGTGGCCAGTTTGTATCAGTAATAATAACCGGAGTATTAACTGCTGGAGGTGTAGTGGTAGCCACAATAATAGTAGGCGAATTTACAACAGCAGTAATGTCAGTTACAACCAATGGACCAGAAGTAGTAGAATTTAAGTTAGCATATGCATATGATTTGTTGTTCAACAGACCTATAGTTTCCCATTTTGTTGATTGAGTACCATATTCAAAGTCTGTATCGATCAATGCTTGCGGCATTGAGACACGAAATTTATTTACTGGGTCAGTATACGTTTCTGATGGACTAAACTTCTCTTCATATTCATCAATCACAACTTGCAATTTATTCGTATTGGTCATTGTAGTTGTATTATAAGCCAATACTACCGTAGTTGTCGTTAGACCACTAGTCGGATCTGTTGAGATTGAGTGTGAAGTAAATGTCAGATTTGGATCTGAGAAATTGTAAATAACTCTATTTGAGGTAACGTTCGTAATAAGAACGAAACGTTCACGTTGAATTGCTTGATTAAAGACGATAGTCCTACTAGACGGAGTAAACGTATAATAGGTGTCTAATATTGCTTTTCTGGCCATTTTAACTCCAATATATTGAAAAAGTGTTAATTTTTAAAATCTCTACTATTTAGTAACCCATGAAAATATCAGTGGGTTTAAAAGGATATATCTTAGTATTTGCGTTAGGTATACCTGGAACTAAACGAATCATTACGTCAGCACCAGCAGGAACTGAATCAGCAAATTTAATATTTCCACTATCATCTAAGGTATATCCTTTAGATGCTGTTGGAACTAAACTCAGCCAAACGGTATCATAATTATTAGCATATGCTGCTTGAGTTATGCCATAAATTGTTACCATCAAATTCCACGGGCTTGGCACAGAAATGTTTGCCGTATTGTATGTCAAAGGAAATACATTCGTAAAACCATCAGTCAAATAAGATACATCATCTAAATCGTAAGTGTATAATACATTTGTTATATCATTAGCAGCAGCAAAAGCACCATTGGCATAGATTGCTGCAGAGTTTGCTACATCACTCGTTGCATTTGCTCGAATAAATCCAGAGTTTGCAGCAGAAAATGCTGAGTTAGCATAAGAGCCTGACGCTACTGCTTTACTATCAGCAACGTTTGCAGCAGAAAATGCTGAGTTAGCATAAGAGCCTGACGCTACTGCTTTACTATCAGCAACGTTTGCAGCAGAAAATGCTAAGTTAGCATATATCGCAGCAGAGTTTGCAACATAATCTGGAGTATTTGCTTGTAAGAATGCACCGTTTGCATAAATTGAAGCAGAGTTAGCAACTGCAAAACCAGAGTTAGCATAATTGCCTGCTGATACAGAATTACTGTTCGCAACGTTAGCGGCAGAGAATGCACCATTGGCATAAATTGCAGCAGAGTTAGCAACATATGATGGTGTGTTTGCTTGTAAGAATGCAGCAATGATACTATTATTCTGTGTTAAATCTACACCAACAGAAACATTTGCTTGTAAGAATGCGGCATTTGCGTAATTACCTGCTGATATAGAATTATTATTTGCAACGTTAGCAGTAGTAAAGGCGCCGTTAGCATAAATTGCAGCGGAGTTAGCAGTATAACTTGGTGTGTTTGCTTGTAAGAATGCTGCATTGGCTTGTAAGAATGCACCGTTAGCATAAATTGCAGCAGAGTTAGCAGCAGCAAAAGCAGTATTTGCATAGTTACCTGCTGATATAGCATTACTGTTTGCAACGTTAGCAGTAGTAAAAGCACCGTTAGCATAAATTGAAGCCGAGTTTGCGGAAGCAAATGCCGAGTTTGCGTATGATGCCGCAGAGTTAGCAGTATAACTTGGCGTGTTTGCTTGTAAAAATGCTGCGTTTGCTTGTATTAATGCTGAGTTCGCATACGTAGCAGTAGCATTACCATACGAGAATGAAGCATTGGCTTGAATGAATGCAGCATTAGCAGTGTTAGCAACCTGCTGAACAAATGTTAATGAACCAGCAGAGTTAGCCGCAGCAAAAGCAGCATTTGCATAAGCACCAGCAGAATTGGCAGCAGAGAATGCAGCATTGGCAATATTACGAGCAGTTTGATCTGTGCCACTACCGCCAGCATTTGCAGCAGCAAAAGCAGCATTTGCTTGAATGAATGCGGAGTTGCCAGTAAAGAATGCAATATTTGCTTGAATAAAACTGGAGTTTGCCTGATAGTATACTGAATTGATGTATGAATTTAAATCAAAACCATTCAGTATAATATTGTTTGAACGCAGATTTGCATTCAGTGTATCAAGTTGGAATGTACTATTTGAAACATCAATATTGGTATTTGCTTCAATCTCAGGATCATACCTCTTGAACAAAAACCATTCTTTGACAGCAGCATCACGGAATATACCAGTATGAGTATTTACACCATCATTATAATGTCCTGCAATACCAATGTCTAAAACATCAGAACTATATTGTCCAGTGGACAACAAAATCATATTACTGTTGGTAGTAATGGTACTAGAATTAATACTTGTACCGTTACCAAGAACTGTTAAGTTGCCGCTAATAACCAAACTACCAGTAACATTAACACTGCCCGAAACTGTACCACCAGATGAGTTAAACTTTGTATTAGAATTATTGTATGCTGCTTGACCGATATTGGTTGCAGTATTTGCTTGTGCATATGCCGAGTTTGCTTGATAGAAAGCGGAGTTTGCATACGTAGCGGTAGCATTACCATAAGTGAACGCAGAGTTTGCTTGGAAGAATGCAGAGTTAGCGTATTGGCCTGTGGCATTCTGACTTTGATAAGCAGAGTTCGCTTGTATAAATGCTGAGTTGGCATATTGACCAGTGGCATTCTGTGAAGTATAAGCAGCATTCGCTTGTGCGTATGCCGAATTTGATTGTATAAACGCAGAGTTGGCTTGATTAAATGCCAAGTTTGCAGCAGTATATGCACCATTCGCATTAGCAAAAGCAGCATTTGATTTGGCAAAAGCAGCATTAGCATTTGCGTAGGCATTAGAACTATAGATGTATAAATCTACATTACCATTTGCTGCAAAAATATAGTTGGTAAAAATGGCATTAGCACCAGAGATGCTACCATTTGAACCTGTTGTTGTTATTGTGTTTGATGTTATATTACCAACAAAGGTTACATCGCCAGTAACTTGACCACCAACGTTTGCATTCAGTGAATTGTTAGCACGAAGGAATGCGGCATTCGCATAGTTAGCAGTTGCATTACCATAAATGAACGCAGAGTTTGCTTGTATTAATGCTGAGTTTGCATAGTTAGCAGTTGCATTCTGTGATTGATATGAGGCATTTGCTTGTATGAATGCTGAGTTGGCATATTGACCAGTTGCATTCTGTGATTGGTATGAGGCATTTGCTTGTGCAAAAGCAGAGTTGGCATACTGTCCTGTGGCATTCTGACTTTGATAAGAAGAGTTCGCTTGTATAAATGCTGAGTTGGCATATTGACCAGTGGCATTCTGTGATTGGTATGAGGCATTTGCTTGTGCAAAAGCGGAGTTAGCATATTGTCCTGTGGCATTCTGACTTTGATAAGCAGCATTTGCTTGTGCAAAAGCGGAGTTAGCATACTGTCCTGTGGCATTTTGACTTTGATAAGCAGAGTTCGCCTGTATGAATGCTGAATTTCCAGTGTTACGAGCATACGTATCAACTGCTGAACCAGTGATGGCAGTATTAACAGCAGCAAATGCAGCATTTGCTTGAATGAATGCGGAGTTTGCTTGATTGTAACTGAACTGTATTTGTGGTACAACATTAACACCCGCAACAACTGACGCACCATTTACCGTAAGAACAGCACTAGATTTATTAAAAGTTAATCCAGAGTTTGATCCCAGTGAACCTGAGTCATTAAATTGTATTTCTTGGTTAAGACCTGCTGGACCCGAATAAGGATAATGCGTTATGATTGTACCAATAGGCGTTGCATAGAAAAACTTTCCATCACGATTGTTGATAGAAAGTTCACCGTTTGCTAACGATGTAGGTACGTTGCCAGTTACGGTGGAATGTTTAAGTTGTATTACTGTGTTTGCCATTAAAATGTCCCGCCAGCCTCAACCTTTAGTTTATTGGTTTCAGTAGCAGAAATTTCAACAGGCAATTCTTCAATAGACTTTACAGCAACTTTCTTAACAACTTTAGGTGCAGAAGGAACTAATTTTTCCAATTCAGAAATACGAGATTTCATTTCTTCTATTTCCTTTTCTTTTAACTCTAGCACACTCTTTGTTGTATTAAGTTCTTGCAAAATGCCATTATAAGCATTTTCTTTTGCTTGTAATGCATCTTTTGTTACACCAAGATCCCGCATAGTATCATTTAAAGCAGATTGAATTCTAGTTTTTTCTTGAACTATCGCATCATTACTATCTGCTTGTGCTTTATAATGTTGAGTCTGACTAATTTGTTGTAAAGCTTCTTGGTGTTTTACTGTAATTTCATCAATTTTTGCCTGCATTTCTGCACGAACGTCTGTTTCTTTTTCAAGCAATTTTAATCTTGCTTGCATCACGAAGTTTTGCTTGATGATTACATCTAAGTTCTCAAGCAAAACCTCTTGATATACATTTGAAAATTCTACACTCATAATAACTCCTTTTCATGATAAAGTATTTAGAATGTTCCACCTTGTAGATATGTAAATGTTGGAACACCAGAAGCGTTGATGGTTAATACGTGTCCTTCAGTTGACGATGATGCAGTTGAGAATGCGCTTGTTCCTTGACCCAATAGAACACCATTAGTTGTAAACGTAGTAGCACCAGTGCCGCCTCTTCCTACAGGTAATGTACCAGAAGTAATTGCATCAGCAGAGATTGCAATCGCTGTGTTATTGGCAGAGGTGATACGACCATTTGCTTCAACTCTAAACGAAGCAACTGCACTTGCAGTACCATAGTTTGCAGCAGTAATTGAAACGTTTGTAACGTCAGTATTTGCTGTATTAAATGCAGCATTAGCATGATTAAATGCTGATGTAGCAGTATTTGTTACACTAGTAATATTGGTATTTTGAGTAGCATTAATGCCATCAATATTATTAGCAGAAGCAAATGCAGCATTAGCATGATTAAATGCTGCATTTGATGTGTTCAATGCTACCGTAATAGAATTGTTTTGTGTATTATTAACCGCTATTGAACCATTAGCAGCACTGAATGCGGCATCAGCAGAATTCTGTGCGTTAGTAATATTGGTATTTTGAGTAGCATTAACAGCAACTGCACCATTAGCAGCAGTAAATGCAGCATTTGCAGTATTAAATGCCGCAGTAATGGAATTATTTTGTGTTGTATCAGTTGCAGTTGCAGCATTAGCAGCTGCAAACGCAGCATTTGCAGTGTCGTATATTATATTTGCATATGGAAGTATATCAATATTTTTGATACGAACAGTCTGCGATTTTAGATTTGCATTCAGTGTTGAAAGATTGAACGATGCATGATTTGGATTGATATTATTATTTGCTCCAATTTCTGGAGTGTAACCATCAAAAACATAGAATTCTTTATTGGATGAATCACGAATAATACCAGAGTGAGCATTCGTACCATCGTTGTAATGACCAGCAAAACCGATATCTACGAGATCGGATGTGTAATTTCCAAGGCCAAGAACAATTAACGAGTCATTGGCAACAATTTCTGTGGTGCTAATCGAGACAACATTACCAGTAACATACAAGTTACCAGTAATAGAAACGTCACCAGTAACTGTACCACCGTTATTGGCAGACAACGAGTTATTAGCACGTGTAAAAGCAGCATCAGTTCTATTATTTTGTGTTACATTAACTGCTTCGTTACGTGTGATGTAACTGTTTGCATTGGCAAAAGCAGCATTAGCAGTATCAGAAGCAAAAGTGATGCTATTATTCTGTGTCGTATTAGTTGCCGTTGCAGCATTAGCAGCAGCAAAAGCGGCAGCAATACTATTATTTTGTGTTGTGTTTACTGCTACTGCACCATCGGCAGTGCTTTGTGCATTAGAAGCAGCAGCAGCAGCATTATCGGCAGTGGTTTGAGCATTACCAGCATTAGTGTCAGCAGTGTTTGCTTTACCATATGCAGCGTTTGCATGATAAAAAGCAGCAGCAATACTATTATTTTGTGTTGTATTTACTGCTACTGAACCGTTTGCTGTGCTGAATGCGGCATTAGCATGGAAGAATGCAGAGTTTGCCTGATTAAATGCATATGTACTGGTCGCTCCAGTATTTGCTTGTTGAAACGCCGCATTTACCGAATCATAAATTGATTGTTGTTGATCAAGATAGAACTTACCACCGATTGGAATAACTCCAGTACCAGAAGGAGAACCAATAAAGAATGTATTACTGACATAAGAATATGCTGGTTCTGCAACATTTAATGATGTTGGAGTAGCATTTACCTGGGAGTATTTTAGTTGAATTACTGTATTGGCCATTTTTTATCCTCTCGATTAAGGCTTTTAATTATTCTTTATTTATGTTTTTACGTTTTTAGAAACTACCACCAAAAATCAATGTTGTGATTGCATTAGCAGCAATAAATGCCGCATTTGCTTGAGTGTATGCTGAGTTTGCTACATTTCCAGTTGCATTTTGTGACCGATAAGCAGAATTGGCTTGTATAAATGCAGAATTAGCAGCGTCAAACGCATATCCTAATTGAACAATATACTTACTGCCACCAATTTCAATGACACCATTATTATCAGATGTTCCAATGAATAATGTATTACTTGAATACGAATAACCAGGTTCTCCAATGTTTAAAGCAGTTGGAGAATTATTTGTTAATGATCTTTTAAATTGTATTAATGTATTTAACACTTTTGATTATCTAAAAACTGCCACCAACAATTGATAGCGGACCAGTATTTGCTTGTTGAAATGCAGCATTAGCGGTATTAAAAGCAGCAACAAGTCTGTTGTTTGCAGCAGCAACACCAATCTCACCAACGTATCTGTAACCAGTAATATAAATTACCTTTGATGATGTTAGCGTTGCTGGTATTGTACCACCAATAAAGTTTAACACTCCTGCTTGATAATCAAAGAACCATTCACCTACACCACCAATACCAGAATCCGATAATGGTGTTCCTGTAGTTGGATTAGCATTACCTGAAGTTTCAGCATACACTTTAATAAAATATGTTGAACCGAATTCCGGAGTAATCCAATCAGTTAGATTTGTTTTCCATGATGGATAAACAGAACTTATTGGGGTCGTTGTGGTATCAGCAGTACATTGAACTCTAGCAGTCGTTTGATAAAGTTGAACTACTGAAGTATTTGATCCAGGTGCTGTTGCAGGAATGTCTGCCGCTTGGGTCCAAACACGATCACCACGATTGATGGTTGGACTGGCAATCGATTCATTGCTCGGACTTTTATTTGTTGCCGTATCTGTCTTGGCAACACCAAAAAGCTTTTTATATAATAAGTCTACTTTTGACGAATCTGATATTGACATAGTTAGTTACTTGCGGTTTGTAGGGATAACGCAGTCACAGTTTGACCGGTTGTAAGTTTAATCCTAACGTAAATTTCATTTAATGTAGTATCTGAACTTGACACCGTACCAAACGTACAAGTTTTTCTATGTGATGATACTAAACTATTTAGTGTGACTATACCACCTAATGCACAACCATTACTTCCATTTCCTAACACACCTGGTATACCTGAACCAGCGTATGCCACACTCATGTCTAACCATCCACCAATAGTAGATTTTGAATCTATAATACTACCGGGAAGTGCAACCCATAGACCAGCAATTGTTCCAGAGAATTGAATATCAAATTTAGATACCGATGTACGAATAAATTTAAATGTAAAGTATTGTGAACCAGAACGACCTGTGCTTAAATTCGGACCTACTGGTAAATAACCTGTAGAGTAATTTGTTATATCATGTTTTAATACACCAGCAACAATAGTAGCATCAGTAACACGAAGTGGTCCATTTGTGCTATCAAATGCTGAAGCATTATTAGCATATGAAGGATTATCATTAGCAGTTCCTGAATCAGGATTTGCAACTCTAAATGCCAATCCTGAACCCACTCCAATAGCCGAACCAAATGTTAAAGTAGTTTCTTCCATTGCACTTGATGTACCAGTTTTATACTGAACAATTGCGCCAGGAGTAATTGCTGCTGATGTTGTAGAGAGATAACTATTGTTTGTTGTTACTGTAGGACCAGAAGAACTATTACCAAAACCTGTAGTAACAGCACATGTTAAATTTACCGTTGCATAACCACTTGTCACATAAAGATTACGTGCAAGCGGTGTTGTAATCCCTGCTTGTGTATATGTGACACCTGCATTTGATTGAAAAGCACCACCACTTGCTGCTGACACAAATGTATCAGTTGTTGGATACGTATCACCACTTAATTTTGCAACATTGAATCCTAAATTAAACAAAGTAGATGAATTGTAATGTGGTATGGTGCTTGAGTTAGCATACGAAACAGTATTTGATACGATACTTGTTGATGATATTACTGGTGCACCTGGTGCATTATCGTCATAGTACCAGAAAGGAGTATTGGTTGTTGATGCTCCAGAATGTGTCAGATAGATTTCATTCCAACCATTTGATACTGTACCTGCTGCTGAAGAGTCAAAACTTCTCCAAAAACCTTGCGCTGTTCCAGTAACTTTTGAACCATAATCAACACTGTCCGAAATAACTATATCACCATATGTTCCATTTGCCGAAGCATTTGTAAAAGTGTATGCACTATTATTAGCACTGTTTTTAAATAATGTTAATGTACCACTATCACCTGGACCTTGATCTTGAATCGTTGATGTGCTATAAGAACTTGAACGACGAATGTTTGTAACAGTAGTACCACCAGCAACATTTCTTGATGATGATGTACGATCCGTTTGAGTAAAGTTCGTCATTCTAAACGTCTGGACATTACTAATTGTAAGAGTATTTCCAGATGGAAATGCTGGTGGTCCAGGAGGTACAAGTTTACCTAACACTTGATTTAATTGCGCTATACTATTCGTCACTGATGTTGTTGTGGTAAGAGTTATTGCATTGCTTACTAATTGACCTACACCATTTGCTCCTAATGAAATATTATTGCCAACAGGAGTACCAGTTGTATTCGCTTGTATGAATGCAGCATTGGCTTGGTTACGTGCCCACGAATCGGTGGATGAACCACCAGCATTCGCAGCAGCAAAAGCAGCATTTGCAGTATTGAATGCAGCAGTAATAGAACTGTTTTGTGATGCATCAACACCGACTGAAACATTCGCTTGTGTGAATGCAGCATTAGCAGCCGCAAAAGCAGCATTCGCATATGATGCCGCAGAGTTAGAAACATATGATGGTGTATTTGCTTGTATAAATGCAGCATTAGCGGTATTGAATGCCGCAGTAATAGAATTGTTTTGTGTTGTATCAGTTGCACTTGCAGCGTTAGCAGCAGCAAACGCAGCAGCAATAGAATTATTCTGTGTAGAATTGATACCATCAATATTATTTGCTGAAGCAAACGCAGCATTAGCGGTATTCAGTGCTACGGTAATAGAATTGTTTTGTGTGGTATCAGTTGCAGTAGAAGCATTTGCAGCAACAAACGCAGCATTTGCTTGGTTACGTGCATATGAATCAGTACCACTACTGCCAGCATTAGCAGCAGCAAACGCAGCATTCGCAGTATTAAATGCAGCAGTAATAGAATTATTTTGTGTTACATTGGTTGCAGTAGAAGCATTTGCAGCAGCAAAAGCAGCATTTGCATATGATGCAGCAGAGTTAGCAACATAACTTGGAGTGTTTGCTTGTATGAATGCAGCATTGGCAGTATTACGAGCAAATTGATCTGTACCACTACCACCAGCATTTGCTGCAGCAAAAGCAGCATTTGCTTGAATAAATGCGGAGTTTGATTGATTACGAGCGGCCTGATCTACATTTCCAGCAACAGCATTATTAGCAGCAGTAAACGCAGCATTTACTGTATTAAAAATTGTTTGTTGTTGGTCTAGATAGAACTTGCCACCAACCGCAATAGAACCAGTGCCTGCAGGTGAACCTATAAAGAATGTATTACTGGCATATGAATATGCTGGTTCTCCAATGTTTAAACTATTTGGAGTATTGGTCGTTAATGACCGTTTAATTTGTATTGATAGATTAGCCATTTATATTTTTTTAGAAATAACCACCATCAACCTGAATCACTGTAGCAGGAGTTATGTTTGAACTGCTTTTAGTTTCATATTTGTTATTTGCCGAACTATAAACAAGTATATATCCATCTTGAAGTCCTGTCGTACTTACATCATTTATTTCTGCCATTGACACATTAGGTTTGGCACGAAAATCATTAGATACGATTGTAGTTCTATTTGGTTGAAAAACTTTAACTGAAACTGAATCCATATTTATCCTCTTTAGAAAGTTCCACCATCAATTTCTAAATCTCCTGATGGTGGTTCTGGAGGTGGTGAATATGAGTTATAACTATTTGTAACTGCTGGAAGAATTACTGCCGTTCCTTCCACTACTCGTATCACTGAATTATCTACAGAATTAATTATGTTTAAATCATATACATATCGACCAGGATTAAGATTAGCAGTATTTGCTGCGGTCATCGTCAATGTAATTTGACCATTTGCAATACCCGTAACTGTTGCAGTTAAAGGTTTATATGATGAAGAATAATAAGATTTGCGAAGTTGAGAAACGGCAGAATAAAATTGTAAATTTATTGGGTAACCACTACTATCGGATACTGTAACATATGATGTTAGATTTGCACCCTGCTCAATTGTTAATTCTGAAAATGCCGCCAAGATTTTCTCCTTTTATTGGTATATTTAGTCAATCTCATATTGCCAATAAAAAACCCTGCCGAAGCAGGGTTTCTTTAAAATGAAAATAACTTACGCAGGTGCAGTTTCATCTTCAACCCATGATTGAGTTTCTTCAACCCAGTAATAGAATTTACCATCATCAGGTGCAGGCGTAGGTGCTTCCCACAATGCTGTTGTGTTGTTTAGATGCCATGATGCATGAGGTTTTGGAGGAACAAATGCATCGATGTCAGCATGATACGAATAACCGATACCAGCATAGCGAACACGTTTATTATTATTATATGATGTTTGTTTCCAGTTACCACCAAATAGTTTTTGGCAAAATGCGATGCCAAGTTCTTCACGTTCTTGGCCATGAGCGTCAAGCAATTCATTGTTACCAACAACAATTACTTGTGTTACAACGTTATTTTCATCAAGTTGTGCGAAATGTGCCATTCAATACTCTCCCAAGTTAAAACAATTTAATCTATTTATGTTAGAAGGATTCGATGTCCTATCTATATCAATACCTGAATTGAAAATTTCGTAATTCAGGTCTTTTACTACCACCATCCCCATCCTAACTTTGCTGTTGTTGAATAATCTGGTGATACTTGTGTTGCAATTACACCATTACCTATATGATGAATAACAATATTATTTGTACCAGAATTAGGTATAAAAGTAAAATCGACATAATCAGCATTCAACGTATAATCAATATTTGGACGTTGATAGACACCAGCAACAAATATCATAACAGATGCAGCAGTGGCTGGAGCACGAACAAGTGGTCCAAACGAAGTTGCTGATCCATCTCCACTGAACACATCTATAGTAAATGGTACTGATGTTACTTGATTTCCAATATATGCCATTTTATTTCCTTGTTATTCTGGTCTTACTGGTGCATCGCCTTCAGGTTTAGGATATTTATCATTGATTTCTTTGATCATATTATAAAATTTTGTTCCTTTACCTGGTATCTCACTGTTGTTCATTGCTTCCCAAAGAGAGTTTACAAGAACTGTAATATCGGGATAGTTTGATGCACGATCTAGAAAATACTGATGATACTCAATAAACTTATTCTGATATTCCAACTCTGCCATAATTTCTGCTTTTGTTGGTGCTTCTGTTTTAGCATCATCTTCCCAACGTGTAAACTCAAAGTGTCCACCTGATGCGGACATATCGTATCGTGCTGTTGGACGTAATGCTTTAATTGCTGTGTCAATACCACAAACTAATTTGTTGTTACTGCCAATTAGAAAATGTGCATATTCAATTTCTGTGTTATTCATTCAATCACCTTTAAAATAAAAATATTTATCAATACTTAATAATCACAATATAGTGTATCTAATTATAGCAACTCCTGAACCGCCAGCTGCACCATTCCTAAATGAAGCAGGATCACCAACAGGATATGGATTTAAACCATTTCCGCCACCACCACCGCCACCCAATCCAGTTGTTCCAGTAGTAGCAGGAGTTGTTGGACTAAACGCACCATTACCTCCACCTCCATTGCCACCAAGCGCAGCATAATTTGGACCACCGCCTCCTCCACCACCAC